TCCTCCACCACTACCACCGACGGAGGTCCATTGGGTAGTGCTACCAATGCACGAACCGATGTAGGCTTCACTCGTACCACTCTTAAAGGCCAAAATATGTATATAATCACCCTCATTCGACCCCTTGGAAAGAATTCCGGTAAATGCGCCGTTTGTGGGGAATTGGTTGGCGGCACTCTTAGTAGCATTAACCGTGGCAAACGGGAATACGTCACCATCGTCACCTTGGTAAATGTATTCCATGAGTGCCGATTCGGTAAACGCAGTAAGTTTTTTATTGGCAACCGTCAGTTTATTCACTCGCCATTCGATACTGACCGAAGCATAATCCAGTAATCCTACATAGCACGCACCAGTTCCACTTCCGTAAGCAATTACTTCGGCGCGGCCCGTATTTTGGGTATCTACTTCACAGATGATGATACCCACATACTCGGATTCGTTCCCCGGTTTATTCAGAACGCCTGAATCCGTAACAAACGGAATAATCAGACCGTCTTTAGGCGTCGGCCAGTTGTCGATAGCACTGACCTCGGCGAAGTCGTGAATCTGAATCGGATCGGCAACACCGGAACCACTTTCCATAGGAATTTTCTTACCTTTCTTCAATTCAGCGATCCACTGATCGTCGGTAAGATTTTTTAGACTGGCGCCTCCGGTAAGACCAAAACCGTCTCGAATAAATATCGAGGGCGGAATGGTGTTACGAATATCGAATAAAATTCCGAACGCTAAGGTTCCTGCGGTATTGATAGAAACCAACCCGAAGCAATTTTCACTGTTACCGATGACTTTTGCACGGCCATTTCCCGAAAGGCTGTAAAGAATCTTCATCGCTCCAATAAGCGAGTTGGTATCTTTGATCTTCTCAACGCCATTAATAGAAATGGCTTCGAAGCCGCCCATTAATACTTGATTCAACTGTACCTTATTGGCAATTTGGGTAGCAGTCACCTTCTGAGTGGGTGACACCTGAAACTCTTCGTTTCCCGTAAGCGACAACAACTTGGTCAGTGTCGCTATGTCTACAAAACTTGGCATATTCTTAAATTTTATAGTTTTTAGTGGTAAGCCCACTCATTATGTCTTCAACAGAGTAGAAAAATGTCTACTTTTTCGGATAACCTGCTTTTACATTCGAGTGCATAGCTACGGTCTTGTTCGAATCGTAAACGGCAATAACAAGGTTGTCCGTAGTTTGGATAATCGTGCAAGTTTTGGTAACATTTTGTCCACCAACGGGACCTCTCCCGATAAAAGTGGAGAGGTATTCTCGTTGTTTTCCTGTATAGTTTGGGTCAGATGCAATATCTACGGGAATGACACCCGGCAGACTGGCATCATTCCACGTCAGATATATCTTATCTGTTGTCCCATCTCCCCACGGGATAGTAACTGTTTTAACAGCCATAACTTAATAGGGAATTAGTACCACGGAGCGGCATTTGATCTCCCCCCCCCCGTGATTGTGTGTTACTCCACGGTAAACGTGGTGTTGGTGTTAACCTGAATGGTCGAAGCGGAGCCATCCTGCTCAACCTCAACAGTAGTTGCACTGAGGGTTAAGTAAGCGTCGCCGGCGGCCTGTTTCAGCGAAATCGTCGCGGTCTTGTTACCCGTAGTGTTGACGATGATCTGTTGCGTGCGTTCGGTGATAGTTTCGTTTTCGTCCGCAGTCAGCGTAAGGGCAAAATTGAATTTAGCCGTAGCACCGGGGTCGCCAGTAATGGCAGTACCCGACGTAGCGGTAGCTCCGTTAGCCTGATAGGTGACCTTGGAAATGTCGGCAGGAATGATCTCACCGGCTCCTTTCGAAAACGTCAGCTTGTCGGAGTTGGACTTACCGGTAATGATAATCTGACCTCCGGATTTACTGACGGCCATTTCGCCACCGTCATCGAAAGTTACGAATTCTGCGGCGGCTTTCAGAATCGCAGTGAACGTTTTGTCGGGAGTGACACCCGGAGCAGGAACCGAAAACTGTTGATTCTGCGCAACACGGTTGCCCTGATTGGGCGTCTTGGCTTTTACGGATAACGTAGTATTTCCCGAACCGGAACCCGGAGAAACGACTACATAACCTTTTGTTACGTCTGCCATAGGTTAAAATTTTAGTTAACAGTGAATGAAGAATTTGTAAGTACCTGATTGGTATTAAACCAGTCATTGTACTCGTCGAGCCATACGTACTCTTTTTCCAGCGAAAGATAAGGAATTTCTTTGACCTCCCAAAGAATCCTACCATTAAAAATTACTCGTTTTATGGATTCGCCGGTATTCTGTACGGGCCAAATAATACGGCCATTGTAGATAACACGGGAAATCTTATTCACCGTACCATCTACAAGAATGGCCGCATCATAGGCGATAGCCTGCAATATTTGGTCTAAGGTGGGCATGGATTAACCTGCATTTTCTTCCACCGGAAGTACCTCGATATAAATTATGTCGTCCTGTTTCATAGGAGCCTCTTGGGTCACTATTTCGATACCTCGTACCGTTTGTGACACTACTGCCTGTTCACTACCCAAAGCGGAAATATTACCGCGGGCAGTCTTTTGTTCGTCCTCACTTAACTGTTGGTCCTCGTCAAAGCGTACAGCACCCTTTGCACTGCCGCCACCCACTTCAAGTAAGGGTAATTTGGAATAGGAATCTACACCGTTTCCGATTTTGAAACCGAGAATAGTTACCTTGTCAATATCGTAAACAATGATAGGTTCCTTCTCTTGAAGAACGGGATCGTATAAGTCCCAGTTCTCGGCAGTATCTCCGCGTAACTGAATAAGCGAGGCCATACGTTACAGCTTCTTTTGCAGTTTCAAACCCGATACGTCGAGCGTTCGGGTCGTAGTGGCCGATCCGGTTTTTACCGTCAGTTTGATCGACTGCGTATTCTCCGTAATGCGGACGATAAGCGGCAGACCATATCCTTCGGGCGGAAACGTCTTGGCCGTTTTGGAATCGACCTGAACTTCGACCGTCTGAGTTTTCAGAACCTCGAAGTCACGGGCAAGCGGGAGGTACAGAAACAGGTAATGTCCGGACTGCTCCTCTTTGACCGCGGTGTTGAACTCCACGAACTTCCGAACAAATTTGAGATTGCCCGTAACCTTGTTGTCGGTGCCGATCTTAATGTGAGATTGCAGATCAGCGGCCTGCTTTCCGAGGTACATCGTGTTGCCAGTCATGGCAAACACCGCGGGCATCGTAGGAGCGGACCCGATAAGGCGTACCCAGTCGGAAGCCTTACCCTCATTGGCGACTTTGTGCGAGAAGCTCTTGTTGAGTTTGTCGAGATAGAGACTGCCCGGTTTGGCCCCCATCATATTTGCGTAGTTGGTGACATCACCCTCGTCGCAACCCACCAAATACATCGTGGTCTTGTCCGATTCGTTAAGAATCAATGCGTTCTTCTTCATCGTAAATCTGATTAAGTTACACGTTACAACTCTTTGGGGACATTCAATGTTCTGACTGCCTCCGGGTACTCGTCATAGAGTACCATCATCTTGTGAACCTGCATATTGAGGTTCAGCGGTAATCTGTCGCGCAAGATACGGTTAGTGAGTTCGACGTAGCCTATTTTCGCTCCCCAAAATAAGCCGGCAACAAGATTTACTTTTCCTTTCATCATATCGCAGATACGCTTCATGTCCTCGTAATCCTCGTCATCGTAAATGACGAATTTGAGGTAATCGTCCCGGCGCAGATACTTAAAGTTATCCAACTCAAAAGACCTTACCCCGGCACTCGGCGCCTTGTAGTCAACAACGAAGCTGACATTGCGTATATGCACAAAAGGAGCCACCGAGATGGTTCCGTTGGTCTCTACAACCACACTGTAACCTTCTCGACTAAGCTCCTCCAGTAGTTCAACGGGATTTTGCATAAGCGGCTCCCCACCAGTTAGGCAGATAGTCCGAATGTTATATTCCCGAAGTGTATCGACGATCTCGGCAGTACTCATACCAACACCACTCTTTCCGCACAAGGCTTCGGGAGTGTCACAAGTGATGCCCATAGTTTTTTCGTAACAGCGGATATTACATCCACTGAAACGAACGAACACACATCTACGGCCAATGCCGAATTTGTTTTGTTCCCCCATAAATGCGGGGTAAATGGTGTTGACTCTGTACATACTACACACAAGTTAAAAGTTCTTCCGAGGTCAGAAATTTCCGTAATGCGGGCAGGTGTCTCTCGTAAGTCCGGAGCATAAACGAAGCAGTAGCTACGTATGTCTTTCGGTCGGGGTCTTTGGGACCCTTGTTCAATGCTTCGGATAACATGAAACACCTTTCCGTAGAGTTAAGGCGCGATAGTAATTTTATTACCTGCGGCCTAACTCGACCCAGTACGATACTACTCCGGATCATCATGTAGAACGGTTGATTCCGGTAGTAGTTAAGCATCTCCACGTACAGCATGATTTTAGCTGTGGTACTGGATTGCTCGGCGATCTCGATGGTCTCCTGTATTTTCTTACGTTCGCTACGGAGTACGCGCTCCCACGAAGCGGAATCCTCACCGGATGTCCTACTACGATACTCGATGTGAGCACCTACTAATGATTTCAATAACGCATCCATTACTTTTTATTTTTAAGTATTCGGTTTATCTTACGAATACGTCGTGACAATAACCCATATTTGCGCGGGGGTAAAATATCACGATTCTCAAGACCGTCTTGCAGGTCATTGAGTAATTTTGCACGCTCCTTTACAAGATGCTCATAAGACCAACCTGCTTTGGGGGCATTCGGGTAATCGTCGTGTTTCCAGAAGCCATCAACGAAAACGTACTTTCGGCCTTTAACCGTCTTATGGGTACTACCTTTCCGATAGTGACGGCGCACGGCAGAAACTTTGTTCTTACCCTTTCGCAAATGTTTACTCACTGTCACCGACATTTCTTCGTCGTCTTGGAACCTTTACAGGTTCGGTTACTACTTCGGCCTCGGTAATCAAATCCTTACGGGTTTCGGTTTCGGCAGGAATCTCTTTCGTTGCGGGAGCACTCACACCGCCACCGAATAACTTGGCCAGTATACCACCACCGCCACTACTACCGGAAGCCGAACCAGTAGCTTCGATATTTACCGACAAACGTTCCCGGTTCAAATCCAACCGACTGAGGATATAACCGGATAACCGATCCATTTCACCGGAAAGGTTCGCGTCGGGAACACCTCCGTCGATTTTCTCAAACACCGATGCACGCTTAACACGCTCATACTGAGTGTTTACCAAGAACTCGTAGTATGCTTCGGGAGTGGAGGGTCTTCCGTCACCCCAGTCGATCCCGCAGGCATACCCCATCTTGTATAACGGGCACTTGTCATACATGTAACAAGTGTCACAGTTAATTCCGATACCGATGGTCTCGTTAATGGAAACTTTCTCACGGGATTGAACCTTAACGACGTCAAACTCCGGAGACCAAATATCCATAGGATGGATTTTGATATGTTCCAAAAAGTACTTCTTACATTCGAGAACATCGTCATCCTCGCATAAGCAACTGATACAGTCGGGGCAATCGCCTTTCTGAAAGAACGGACAAAGACATTTTCTGAGTTTATCAAAGTCTTCACCGGCCTCACGAATTTCGGCAATACGCTTTTTTGTTACGTCTTCGCTCATGGTTTTCGTGTATAGTGTGCAACAGTTCTGTTGTGGAGTTTAAGATTCGCCATGCGGAGAAACTCTTTACGGAAGCCCATCCAACCGAGCAAGTTCATGCGGTTAATCGGTTTTCGTTTTTCTTCACCAAGAACGTCATCCAAAGATACGCCAATTTTTCGATATTTCAAACGCCGGGATTTTCTTATGTACTTATGCTTGTAGTCGATGGTGCGAAAATTCTTACCGTCGTAGTCATAAGTGGTTCCATACCGAACACCTCCAAGCCACGTCGTAGAGTCCAGAGAAAAGAATGGGTAGTGCTTTACAATATTCATCTCAGTCCAAGCAAAACCGTGTACACGGACATTATGATGCTTGGCCATTTGATAAAAATGTGAAGCGTACTCTTTCTGAGACTGGTTAATCCCGACATACTTATACCGTTTACAGTACTGTCCGAAATGTTTTATAGCGTGCTTATCGTCAGTATCGTTTTCGTGCGCCACATAAACGATCTGCAAACCAGCCTTTTCGAGAGGTTCGAAATACTTTCGGTTCCATTTATCGACCACTTCACGACCCACAATTTTGTCCAGATCGAGATTCGCGGCGACAAAGATTTTATCCTTATGCTTCCACAGCCAGTCAACGTACTCCTCCAAGTAAGGCAACCAATACTTTTCAGTATACATCTCATCTTTGATGACACCGGACGCCATAAAAGAGAACGCCCCGGAGTCCGTCATAAAAAGACCTTTCTCCTTGTGCAGTTTGTCGAGTACTCCATCGTAATACGGTAAACTCTTGCGCATATAGAAGTAAGACACAAGAATCTCTCGAATACCGAACTCTAACAACTGTTCAGTGTCGCCGGTAGAGGAAGCGGAGAAAAAAAGAACCGCTCGATTAACCTCTTTGTCGTAATAATCGGTGCGCCTTTTTAATGTCGGCATAGTATTTCGCAGAATAATCGCCACCGTCGTAGGAAGCGGTTTCTTTCATAAGATTCCACAACCGAACCTCGTCGATAGGCGTATCGAACAACTCCGGTTCGTAAATCCCGTTATTGATTAACGCGATCCCTCGGTTAAGACACGGGCGGCAAACACCACAACCGATCTCACTTGCAGAATCATAGCAGGACCGAATTTTCTGAATCCAGTCAACGGGCATACCTTGTTTCAGACACTCCGTCACCATCTCGGTTTTGGTTAGGTGTTTGTACGGCGCCGAGAAACTGAAATGCGTGTTCTCCCACCCCATGTCGCCGATGCAGTGTTTGTTCAGATGCCGGAACAAAGTAGTCAGTCTGCGAATAAATACGTCGTCCTTATCGGGAGCATTGTCGGCTTCGTTGAAACCGAAATAAACGTGTTGCCCGTACTGCATGGCAAGCGTCCCCAAAATAAGATTCCGGTAGGGCAGGTATTTGTTCTCCCGTTCGTATTCACCAAGAGGGAACTCGATCACCTTTAACCGATCCACGTAATAAGGAGGTAAACGTTTGAGGGCTTCAATCTCGCGTTCGGCGTAGGAGGTTTTCATATCTACGTACAGAAGCAAATCCGGACGAATCAACCACTCCTGTAACATGGAATCAAAACCACCTGAAAACAATAAAATCTTCTTTTCCATACTTATGCCTATTAAAAGAGAGGACCTGCCAACGAATCGGTAGGTCCTCAAAATCGTCGCAGGTTTGATTACGACTTCGAAGCGGTAGCGGCGGCACGGCCACGGCCTCCACTTCTACGACCACCACGCGCGGGAGCGGCGGCGGCACGACCACGGCCCCTTCCGGTAGCGGCGGTTCTTGCGGTTCTTGCCATAGTGGTAAGTTTTTTAAGTCCGGCAGGTATTCTTTTATAAAAAAGCGATTAGCCGTTAAAACCGCTGGTACTGCAAATGTAGATAAAAATTCTGAATCTCCAAAAAGCAGAACTAATTTTTGAGAAACAGAACCTTTAGCTCAATCGCAGTGATTTCGCCGATAGTTTGGAACGAGGGTTGCAGAGCGAGGATGATTCCTTTCTTTGCAAAGAACTTGTTCGCCAAAATACAGGCTTTCGTCGCTTGGTTGAGTGCGCCTGCACCGATAACACGAATCAGTATCTTTTTGGCAGGGTCATTCTGAAATGCAGAATGAATACTTCCAGCAAGTTTGTTCGCGTCGGTCGATGATTTGCACCTTAAAGTTACAGTGTTTGATTCCGTGTTAATTTCCATAGATACTCCGATAAAGGTTTTCGACCAGTTAACCTGCGCTACTACCAAGTAACTTTGAACTCTACAAAAATAGGTAATTTCTCGAATACTCCAAGAGATCGGAAAGGTTATTTTCTCCGACACTCACGGAGTTATACCCCATCGGCTTCTGTTACAGATTGTTGTATCGTATGAATTTTACCCAAATCTTCGGGTCGGATAACCAGTAGGTAGCCTTGTTCGCCTTTTTGTTTGATGGCGACAACCGGAATCTTCTTTTCGAACTTGGCCTTTACTTCGGTATCTTTGAACAACGACCATACAGCGGACTTCTGACGAACCTTACACTCAATATACAATGTAGGATGCAGGGAATCGCTATTGGTATTATGTCCACTGTTACTACCGGATAACGGAACACGTTTGGTCCCGAAAAATTTAGCGACTACTCGTTCGAAACTTTTCCAAGTTCCAGAAGATGTTGCCCTATTAAGCACAGAACCATCATTACGAATACGAGGATTCCTAAATTTAGAGGCATCCTCAACAGGAATACGATGCCATCGAAACCCAGAGGACACATTTGCTTTACCGACAGAACACCTCCATATAGTACCTAAATTGAACCCCATACTTTTAAGCTCTTTATGGGAGAGGGTATCTATATATTCTCCGGACAGAGAGAATCGCTGGTATAAAAATCTGGTTAATTTTTCAGACGCTCTGTCAGCTCGACTACCATATGTAACGTTGTATCTTCGAGTACACCACTCCAAATTAGACACTGCGTTATTCGCTTTATTTTCGTCTATATGATTTACATCAGGATACCCATTAGGATTAGGGATAAAAGCTGTTGCTACTAAACGATGAACCTTGTACGTTTCAGTCTTATTCCCACGATAAAGATGCGTTATTAAGTAGCCGTCTTTATCAATAGATGGCCTTAACATCTGACTTCGTAGATGACAAATTTTTCCTGTGGTGTATTCAACGTCTCTCTCAACAGAACGTATTTTTCCAGTATTCGAGATTTCATAGATACCCTCATAGTTAGGTAGAGGAACCCAGCAAGTTTTGGAGGTTGGCTTGGTAACAACGACATTGTTTCGTCGAACCAGTTCTTTGGAAACACGTTTGCGCTTCAATAGCCCCGTAGAAATTTTCTTGTGCGGCATGATTCAATTATTTGTGTCTACCGCAAAGATACAAATTTCTACATAAATGCAAGGACAACGCCCAGCAAAACGGCAAGAGCTACCAAACCAAGACCGAGGACAACAAAGTCGGCGATCAAACCCTTATCTAAATTATTTTTCATTCGAACAATTTTTTGAGCATTAACGGCTCGGTCATTTCAAAGCGTGCTGCCGAGATTTGTTTTCGGGAAAATCCGAATGTGAGCATTCCCCTCCAGCATACCTGACCATACCGATAGATACTCTCTCGTTGTTTCTCCGTAAGGGGTACTTCCTTACCGCGGACACCGAAAGGGTCATAGCCATCGAATAGAATCCAATCGTTGTGAATCTTAACCCAACCATTGGTCTCCAACCACCGGTCCGGAGAGGTACAGTCGTCGGGAAGTGGTGTCGGAATAATTCCTTTACTCTGCAACGCTTCCGAAATACGTGCGTGTAACATATTGGACACTTCCCCGCGCAACCCGTAATAGTCACCGTTCGGAGCAAGCCATCCGGCATCATACCCCTCGGTAATATCAACGGGTTTAACGTCAAAAGATTCATCCGAGAGAATTCTCTCTGTTTCGAGATACCGTTTTAACCTCTCGTCGTAGTAGGAAAGATAAGCGTCGGAGGTGTCCCGGTCATGTTGTGACATCATCAGCGCGCCGATACCTTTGTTCAGATCGACGACTTCTTCACAAACTTCGATCTTCTTACCACCGGAAAATTTATCGGGAATCTTAGAAACTATCCGGTTATACAAAGTGAGAAACTCTGTATATTTATCGAGGAAACCTCGAACTCCGGTAACGAGATAGCGCAAACCATTCAGATCGGCGTCATGCTCGAACAGTTCTTTTGCACTCCCATCCCAGTAATACTTAATGAGGTCAGCGTATTTTACCTCCACTTCTTTCCGGACACCGTTGAGAGGCCCCATGTTGGCGATTACTTCAAGCCAACTCTCAGCATCTTTCATAAAAGTAGAGTTACGAGATACCAACCACGCCACAACGTTAAACCTCGACGATTCTTCACTGGCAGGACACAAAAACACTTCTTGTTTTTCAACATCCTCAGTCAGCACCATATCGCCAAAAATAATACTGAGAGCTTGGTCCTCATTCATACCGGGCAAAGACTGTATAAGTAATGCGACCCCACCGTCGAGGTCGCATTGCTCTGTAAGTTTTTCACGGGCTACTGAGGTAAGGAGTTCACCGAATCCCTCACCAATCGAAAACTGTAATGATCCCATAGGATTAACTGTTAAATACTCCGCGACGTGTCAACTCCCTGCTAAGCATCGCCAGCACGTTACTGAACGAATCGAGTTTACCGGAAAGAAGATCGCGGTATATTTCGGCTTCCTCCAACTTACGGAGTAATCCGCTTTCGTCAAGTTTAAGGCGTGCGGCGGCTTTTTTCTCCGTGGCAGACATTCTACGGTTACCGACCATAACACGGTCCATTTCGAGGTCGCACTCAGACTTTATCTGAGCGTATGTTGCGCAGGCTTCCAAATGACGATCTTCGGTGAATTCCCGCCATGCAGTGTAGCGGGCAATCATGTTGCCAAGTTCATCAGATGCAATATCTGCAATCCGTGTAGGCATTGTCGGCAAACCACCCTTAGGGGCAACGACTTCCGAAAACTGTTTTCGGAATAAGTCGAGCGGGTTAGTGACGCCCTCTAATTTTTTAGCGGGCATCGGGCTTCGGCTTATAAACTATTACAGTTTGGGCGTCAAAGTCAATGACAATTTCTCGACCATCCCATCTGTACCGACGTAAATCGGGTGAATCACCTGTATATTTTCCATACGCATAGGGTTTAATACGATGGACAGCCATGTCGATTGCATAACCCATACATGACCGGGAAACAAACTCTATACTTTGCAGGATGTTTTTCTCGTTGAATCGGCAACGATACGCTAAGAGCATTTTCTCGTATTCGTTGAGACCCTGAAAAACTTTTTCACCGCTTTCAAGGGTAGTTTGGAATCCGAGCAGACTGTCAACCTTTTCATAGGTAGCGACACCGACAAGTTCTTTCAGTGTCTTAATGTCGAGATTGACTTTCTTGGGTTGTGCGAATCCGGTAGCTACTACCAAGAGCGCAACGAGGATAAGAATAAATCTTTTCATAGTTTTATTGGTTAATGTCGTGATAAAGTTCTTTGTACTCATAGTTCCCGTTGTCGTACCCCTCGAATGATACGTTGTATGCGTTGAAATCACAGAGGGAAGCCAACCGGATATTACTGCGGGCAGTTACCACCTCAATGTTTTTATGGTGGTCTCCAATAGCCCCACGTAACGGCGACGCTTTAAGGATTCCGACAACGGACGGATTACGGGGGTCCCAATAACCGAGCGTGTGCTCGTTATAGACCACAAGTTTAATCTTTTCCATGATGATTAAATTTGTCGAGAATTTAATAAAATCTCGATATTTTTACTCTTTGAAACAGTGCGTCCGATACGGACAGGCGAAAGCATTCTCGCACAAAGCATCCGGACACGCACGTTTGGGTAGCGTACCGGCTCCGACATGACTGATCGTACTGCTCATAATTTTGTCGGCCTGTTCAAGCATCGGCATATTCAACGGCATAAGAAATTCTTTCATCGCCGAGGTATTCTTGTTAATGTACAGGTACAAGATTTTCGTCGCGCCCAATTCGCGGGCATACAACGATGCTTGGAATTCATGTTTCTCGAACGGTTTGAAAATGGCACGCTGGTAAACCATGTCATTCATGGTCTTAATTTCGAGTACCACTTTCTCACCGAATATGTCATACCGGAATACACCGTCGGCCTTACCGTTTATGAAACGTTCCTTGCAAATAACCGGGACTTCGGCCTGTTCGAGAAAACCGATATTTAACAGAATATTTTGGATATACAGGTGATACCATGAACCGACATCGAACGTGCGTTGTAGCGCACCGGAAACGGGCGAAATCGAAGCATCACGGGGGGCGTTTTGGAGGTCATATACCAACGACCGCGGGCACGCACTTTTGAGACTGCTCGGATGGAATACTCCCTTTGCCCGAATATCGGGAGCCATGCACAAATTATACAGATCGAAGAATGCCCCGAAAAAATCCCTGCGATCAAAGTCATCGAGTGCATCGAGCATCCGCTTGCACGCTCGGCGAATACCGATAACGGAAAAGGCTCCCACGGATATTTCATCCTTTTCGAGAGCTTTGTCGATAGCTTTTGTTACTTTCTGAATTTCGGTGTCGGTCTCCTTCCGGAGTAACCGCGCAATACTGGTTTTACGTGTACGTTTAAGCTCTGCCATTACTTATTATAGATTTGTGATCCCGGCGCGGTTCGAACGCGCGACCCTCAGATTAGAAATCTGATGCTCTATCCAACTGAGCTACGGGACCGATAGGGGGGGGGGTCACAATCCCACGAGTAACCGTACTCCCAACCCCTACGAGCAAATGCTCACACCTTACCCTCGGAACAAATATAAGGATAATTTTTCGGATTTTCAGATAACTCTGCTTGCAGTGTTTTTCATGGTCACCTTTTTAATTACGCGACCCAGCGAGATAGCCAACGTGGAAAGGTCTTCGAGAATAACGAAATGCTTAAACATTCTTTCGGGTGGATAGCTATGGTTAATGCACACCTGCACGACGTTAAACTGCATCGCTTCTACCTTGTTCACCATCTCCCGAACATGGTTCATAGCGGATTCACCATGATAGCTTCCCGCGCACGGCGCACCATCGGAAAGAATAAAGAACAGCACGGGAAGCTGAGTTTGTTTGCGTACCCGTTGAGCGACTTCGTAGATAGCAATGCCATCACGGTTCTCACAACACGCTCTCACGGAACCGAGCGCATATTTCGGAGAGTAGCCTTTCTCTCGATAAACGTGTAATTCCGTGGATCGACTGGTACGAATGTCTCCTGTATGACCGTAAATAAACAGCTCTACTTGCGGAATACTACCGACCGCTTCGTTAAGGAGAACAGCAGTGTCCCGTGCGGCCTCGATTCGTTCACCACTCATGGAGCCACTTTCGTCAATCAGAACACACACGGCGACACGATCACTTTTCACCTCACCCTCCCGAATGTAGACCGTACTTACACCTTGAATGGCTTCGGCGAGTTTGTTTGTATCGAGAACGCCACTCCGCATACTGCGATGGATTAACTTGTACTCCCGGCAGTGTCCCCGAATAATTTTGGAGATAGCTGGAACATACCGACGCACCCGCTGGTAAGATTTCTCGTATCGTGACGCATCGGACGGAGCCGGAGTAAAATAGGTATCGGTGCCGGAACCGAGTTCGACGAGACCCTCACAAATTTCACCGAGCAAACCTCCCTTGTCCTTAACCGTTGTGGCCATATCGTCATCGCCGAGAGTTTTGGCTTCTTTACTGTCAGCGGTTTCAGAGCCGGTAAGTTTGGATAAACCCTCCAGCATTTCAGAAGCGTCAGAAGCAATCTTACGGTCGAGTTCCTCGTCACTACAAGAAGAACCTATTCCTTCGGCGTCAGCATCACCCTCCCCATAACTGGCTTCTTTACTGTCAGCGGTTTCTTTATCACGGTAGAAATCGCGGATAACCTCGTAAATGCGTTTGGCGGCGTCGAGAGCGGCTTTCGTAGAATCGGGGAACGGCAGGAGTATCTCCTTAATCTTTTTCAGATAGAAACCGAACCGTTCAAAGTCTTCCTCTTTCAGATAAACCGGATAACGGATAATTCTGAGGATAAGATTGAGCAACTGCTCGGCGTCATTCTTTTCGGCCACTTCGTCGATCATACCAGCGTCCAGATAGTACTGGTCGAAGTAGTAGTACCGGGACTTCTCCAAGAACCGGGCGAAACCGGGTTTCGTCTCACCAAGTTTCTCCTCGATACGTTCGTCCTCTATAATGTTCCACAAGGTATGGATGATCCGCTTGTTGACACCGAAATCTTCGGGTTTAGTCAGAGTGGTATAGAGAACGTGGCATCCCTCATGAATGGTAAGTCCCATAAAAATATCGAGTTTGGCACCCACGGTCAGCGTCTTATCATCGAAATACTCGGTACAAACAGTAACCGTTTTTAAGTCGGTAGTACTGTCTCCAGTACGAGAAATGCGCAGGCGAACCTTTCGGGGGAGGTTCATAGCCGTCAGCATTTCAGAAGCCAACGTATAACCGCGGCGAATCAAATCCTCCTGCGTAGGAGATTCCAGAATGTACGTTGAGTAGTCGGCCCCGGCATCGAGAGTGTCCTCCCAACCAACACGATCTTTGTCACTGATCCGAATGAACGTTTCGCCGTCACGATCAAACCAATCGCGCATCAAATCCTCGATCTCTGCACGGGTCATAAACGGGCGTTCCATACTACCGGCTCATTATAAGTTTGCGAACGATACCGCGTTCACCCTCGGAATCAGTTCCCTCGTACAGCGGCAGGAACGACAGCTCCATAGCCTCCAAAGGAGACCAACCATCCCGGATAAGTTCAGCCGCCATAAGGGATTCACGGGTAGACATGGCGTGGCTGAGTTCGCCCTTGTCGAACGTGGTGCGAATCTCTGAGCACACAATAGAAATCTTGCGGGCATGGTCGGGCTTAATGTCGCATCGTTTTACGAGAAGCTGAACCTCGTCGGTTTGTGCCAAATAGGAGAGCTTCATTGCAAAAAAGCGGTTCATCAGTGCACGGTCCATAATCATCGTACCCGTGTACTCAGCACCGATATTCGCTGTTGCGATGAAACAGCACTCCGGATGCACGCGAATAGCACGCATATCCTTACCCCCGGCAATTTCGACAGGCAACGAACGGCGCGAGTCCAAGCACGGGAAAAGAATGTTATTAGTTGTTACGGGGGCGCGGGAAAGCTCGTCGAGCAACACCACACCGGGTTTCTGAATGTCCTGCGTGAATTTGGCATAATCGAACACCGATATGCCACCCTCCTGCAATCGGTGAACACCGAGAAGCCCGGAAACCGGGTCGTACATGGACCCCATGTCGTAAACGGAGCATTCCACACCGAGTTTCTGACATGCGAGCATCACCAGTTCGGTTTTACCTGTTCCAGTAGGACCGAGAAGCATGGTGTTGACCTGATTCTGAATGTTTCGGATAAGCAAGTACCATTTTGACTTGTCCGTGAAGAACCCATCGTTTTTGATGGTCGGAGGGTTGAACCGTTCGTTCTTCATCAACCGACCGAGGTAACTCCGGGCGGAGGTATCTTTGTCAACCGTTTCGGGTTCCTCCGTAACCCCGATAAAGTCACGATATGCGGCAACCATCTCCTCAGTAGGACGGTGATCGTCGCTGATAAACCGGGGAACGTTCATCGGGTACATCTTGCCGTCCTCGACATCGAGGTAACCCGCTTTGGGAATAAGTGAGGTAACTCCGTAGATGGTTCCCGTAGGATATTCAGAACGAATATCCCGGTCTACTTTAACGTTAACCGTAGTGTCAACGGGGGTTCCGTCATCATGGGTTTGTTTGGATAATGCACGAACACGAGTGCGTCCCTTGTCTACAAGGGTTTTTACAAAATAGTACTTCATCTTAATGTGGGATTAAGTTATAAATTTATTGAACGTAAACAAATATAAGAATTAATTTTGAAAGTTCCAAATACCTAATTTTTAGGGCTTTGCACGATTTATCTTATCCAAAAGATAAAGTAAATCGTCATAGGTGAGTACAGCGAGACTGTCTTTGGACGTCTCGAAATCCACTACAAAGATAGGGATTTTCGTAGTAGAGCATTTCTTTCGCAACTTACGCCAGTCAGAGAGTTTCAGCGAAAAAGATTCCTTATTAGTTGTCTTCGCCTCAACTTCACAGAAATCCGTAAATACGTCATTTTGACCAAAGGTTGCCCCGGAGTTAATCGTCGTATGCCCACGTAAATCCTTAGCGATACGACTTTCCTGTTTCTGCGAACGCGAACGAGTAGTAGGGGAACCGTTAAGGAGTTTTTGTGCATATTTCGGCAATCTACCACAACTCATAGTCTACATGTTTAAGAATCTCAGAATCGGGTAATCCTATAAGTGACTGAATAGATTTATGCGCTTTGGTGATAAACTTATCCGGTTTATGGTCGTCAATCATTTCCTGCGCATACACGAGGGATTCTTCCAAAAGTTCGGAGAGGGACTTCCGCAGGTCACGAGTGCTGTCAAAGATAGGGCACTGATAACCCCATGACGAGGACATCATCTCAATGTGACCTTTCCAATATCCATTAATCATAACGAATTTGAAAACAAGCTTCCGACAACCCTCCCCATGGAAAGTTATCCGTAACGGATTGGTTATAACCTTAAACGAGTTCGTCACCATCCGCCGGGGAAGCGTTGTCCGGATGAACGGGATGAAAGCAGGCTCAATCATGGTACTTGTCCAAAAGATACTTGGCCTGCTTGTACACTGCTTCCTGTTTGATAAGCGGAAGCACCTTGGAAAGATCGTCGAGCATTCGGACCAATTCACCCATAGTAGGGACGACTTCCTCAACAATCTCTTTCTCGGCGCGTTCGCAGGCAATACGAGCGTTCACAACGCTAACCAGTTGATACCCGGCGTCACCGGGAAACGCCACAGTCTCCAAGTAGCGTTCGGCTAATTTACTTTTCATAGTATTTTTGTTGAATGAATCTTCGGATTTTGAAAAAGTGGAAAAACGCATACCACACTGCCATAAAAAGTTCTCGGTAGTGGATTACGATAAGTTGTTCGGTGTACCAGCAATAGTCTTTACCGATACGAAATCTTCTGTCAGAGACTTTCCCGAATGAAATAGCATCCCGATTATTCGGAATCAAACAATGTCGCCGAACGACCATTATTCTCGTATAAAACGTAACCTCCAATCGTTGGAGGTGTCCGTTTATGCGCTGAGTGATGGAAAGATCAGCCATACAAGAAAAAGCATAAGAGTAGCTACTACTGACAAAAAGAGTACGAGAATCCAGTAGAAACGGAACGTCATCCAGCGGAACGAGGTCAGTCTACTGCCGGTAGCATAAAGAAAAAGGGTCACGATAAAAATTACCGCCCAATAACAGCCCAAGAATGCCATCTTTTATTGAATAATTCGGTTACAGTTGCTTTGTGGAATCCTCCGGTATTCGGAAATTCCGAAAATTTATCGAACGGGCACACTATCCAGTCATGTCCGTCAGTAAAGAATTGGTTACGGTCGGTATTGTCTGCTATGGAAGCGATAGCCTTAAACAAGGCAACATTCTCACCGCAGTCGATATAACCGGTATCTTTGTAGAGTTCGGGGTATTTCTCACGTAAATTGTCATCGAAAAACTGAACCTGCGGACCACGTTTGTTCTCCATAGCCGCAATAAGTTTTCCCTCCGAGTAACCGGATTCTATCTCATAACCCAGCGAAAGCAAGTAATTAAATAACAACTTTCGAACGCGGTCAGCATTATGTGTGGCCGGAATCTTGCAGATGCACGCTTCTGTAAACATGATTATTTGTGTATGAAATATTCGGTCGCCGATTGTACGAAAATATAGTGAGTCTTTGTTGAACGAGTCTCAGCCTCGTACAAGGTAGGATAATTCAAAGAGAGCGCCGAATACAACTCCGGCAACTCTCTTTTTATTTTACGTCTCAACCACTCCCAAGAAATCTTACGGGAATGGCGAAAAAGTTCTTGGCATTTTTGCGCGTCGAATGTCACGCAAGTACCGTCGAGATACATTAGTAGGCTTTTCCGTGAAGCGCCTCTCGACTGGCGTTGTACTTCATCTTGAGTTTGACATGCTTCTCGATGTCGATACCCAGCCAACCGCACGTGTCCATAAGACGGATAAACACGTCGGCGAGTTCATCCTCAACCGTGTCTTTTACCCAGTGCTTGAAAGACCACTCGTCCTTGACGGCGTCGAGATTGGCAGTACACCGACGATGCTTGCGATCAGCCTCCAACGCTTCACCGGCCTCACTCTGCAACAGAGCGATCTGCTTGGCGAAAAAGACATGGTGGAGAGTTTCGTAAAGCTGTTCAGCGGTTTCTCCGGTGGAACCATTCTTTACAGCGTCGCCCAATCGGAGTTCGTCTTCGTGGAATTTGTGGTCAACCGCATTCTGATGCGCGGCGTCCCGGTATTCATTCAGTGTCATTTTCTTTTGATTTTATTCGAATTTTACCTTTGGTTTCTTCTATCTCGAACTTACAGTTCTTGCACACTCGCCTAACGAGTTTTTCAGAAGTTCTTACGGCGTTCGCATAATAGTTGTCGCCGGGAGGGACTTTAACATGTTTCTTGTGGGTCAGCGCAAGATAGCATAACTTGCGCAAATCTTCGGAATCCACTAATGAGAGGTGTCGCATAGCTGTTCGTCAAGTTGCGCCTCAATGTCCTTGATAACTCCACTGGAGACTACCTCGTCAACAAAATTATCGAGACCTTGCACACGTACATCTTCATAAATATACCATGCACCCTTACGCTCGACCACACCAAATTTCATGGCCAAGTCGATAAGCTGGCTGTTAACATCGGTCTTGAACGCAGGCACGACACCATCATCCACAAAGGCGTAGTAAAAATTGCCCTTGCGTTTATTGACACCGACCTTGTTTTTCACGCACTCGATCACAATGTTCTGTCCGGTAACAATGTCGCCGACGTCGGTTTTACCTTGAATTGCTTTGAGTGCCTTGAACTTAACCGATAACGTTTTTGCACGGGCCAACTGGTCACCATTGCGGATAACTTCCGGATCACCATAGACCACTCCCGTCTTCTGATACAGTGAATTAATGTAGAGAAGCGTGGCTTCCTTATTCGGGTTGGCATTCATGGCGGCAAGAAACTTGCGGAATGCCTTACTCCAAAACCGTGCGCCGGAGGCCATTTGGTTAGCCTCCATAGAGTTCTCCATCTCGTCATCAGTACCGACCGCGGACAAGCTGTCAATCATAACGAAGCTGACAAGTTCGTTGGAAAGCATCGTCTGAACGATGTCCACCATGTTAGTCAGCAAGGGGGGTCTGATAATGATAAGACCCTCGTTGTCGATACCGAACCGTTCCCCCCAGTCGGGAGTGTAGGTAGCCTCGACATCCACCAGCGCCACATACCGATAAACGGGCGGATTCTTGGGATGATACCCTTTACGGAGCGTATACCCCGTAATAGTTTTCATCTCACCGTCACCCTCATACGTGAAAGAGGTGAAAGCGTTCTCCTCATGGTTGGCCCAATCGTAGTGCTGGAACTTTGCAATAGCATCGTACCCGCAGTAACTTTTAAGCGAACCGTTAGGTCCCACGTGCTCTATGATTCTACCGATAGGAAATCCTCCGGTAGTTACATAGTTGTACATCGGAACAACGCATTTTATCTTTCGACAGTTAGGTAACTTATCCGCAGTGTGAATGATCCCGACGCCCATCGTATCGGTAAACTTACCGAGCATGGCGGCGAGACTTGATTTTTCTGCTTTTTTAGCCATTGATAATGTCTGTTATTGTTCGAGTAATTTCTTCGGCGACCATATCAGCGGTTATGTCCGGAAACAGGACTTCATCCTCAACATATTCGAGGTACTTCTGTTCCATAATTTCATCGTCGTCCATACTTTCGTCGATAGGTACATCTTCATCGGAATCATAATCCGGAGAGGTATAAAAATAATCATCCAGCATCATAGTATTCCGCTTAATAGTGAGTAGTCGAACCGATAAGGCAAGCTGGGCAAATCGTCGTCTTTCATCTCAGACCAATTCGTGATGATCTTACCATCGACCAGCATAGGCACGCTCAACTTAACGGCGTTCTCCATACTGTCAATAATAATCTCCTGCGCACGCATCATATCTGATATTCGAGCCTCAACCAGCACCTCGTCATGCACCTGTAAAACCAAATGCGCATCAATACCGGTCTCCTTAAAACGCTTCGCCATTTTAATCATGGCTAACTTCACCATGTCAGCACCACTACCCTGCACAATCGTATTTACCGACTGACGCAGTGCCTTAAAATAAGCGACATTGTTACGCTCATAAGGGCTTTTGGTAGCTTCGGGCAATCGGCGAATACGTCCGAAGATATTTTTGACGTACCCGTTACGTTTGGCAAAGTTCTCCGTTCGTGTCTTCCATGCGGCGAAACCACTGTACGTCTTCATATAGTCAACCGAAATGATGCGGTTAGCTACACTTTCAGAAACGTTGATGGTCTTAGCCAACTTGGCAGGACCCATACCATAGAGTACACCAAAATTAACGACTTTGGCACCCTTGCGGGAAATATCCAATCGTTTGGCAACGTCACCGTGTGGGTCTTCGCCATTACGGAATACTTCCAAGAAGTGTTTATCCTGACTAACATGAGCCATCACACGCAGTTCCAGTTGCGAGTAGTCATAATTGAGAAAGACATACCCCGGACGTGGAACGAACGCTTGCCGAATAGGAAAATCGTGATTGTTCGGCTGGTTTTGCAGATTAGGGTTCTGAGACGAGAAACGACCCGTTTTCGTACCGTTCGAATTAAGATCGCCACGCAGTACATTGTACCTGTCAACCAACTCCGGAATAGACTTGATATAACCGGAATCAATTTTCTGAACCTCGGAGTATTCGACCATGTACTCCGCGATTTTATAACCGCGGTCAGCCAACTCCTCCATAGTATCGGAATCAGTACTGCGCCCACCTTTCTTCGTAGTTTTCAGTACGGGCAATTTCAGAACGTCGTAGAAAATCTTCTGCTTCTGTGGTGTAGATTTGAGGTTAAAGACGCAACCAGCTTCTTCATAGATAGCCTCGGTCAACTCATTGATCTTCCGTTCAACCACTCTCTCCATAGACTTTAAGAACGGGACATCTATAACGACACCCCGTATTTTCATGTCTCGGAGAATGTTTACCAATGGCATCTCGATATTGTTCAGCACCCACAGTGCATCAGCATCGAGCTTAGGTCGGTAATAGTGATATACTTTGGTTTCCCAGTAGGCGTCCTCGCAAGCATACGTGGCAAGAAGCTCCAGTAACTTATCACCGTCTTGAGACCAGTTGATACGAGACCATTTCCACTGTCCCTTTTTAGCAGGGGGGAAAGCCTCATTGCACTTTTCCTCAAAAGTAGGTTTTGCGTAACCGAAATCTTCCAGTACTCGTTTCTCCAACTGCATGTCCAGTTCCGGGTCATACAAGTGAATCATCGTAATAGTGTCGGCGAATATCTTGCAACACTCATCTTTGATTCCCTGCATTTTATTGACCATGCTGTCAAACTTGGTATTATGCCCAATCATCCGAAACCGGGGAAACTCCTCATTGCAAATACCGACCAGCTCCTTTATGGAAAGGCCGGTGGAGAAAAAGAAATCTACCGGACAGAAGCATGAATCATGGCCCCTTTGATGCAGAGCGATTCCCAGCGGAATACAATCGTATTCGAGACCAGTAGTCTCCCAGTCCCATGTCAGCAAACCACCGTCTTCCAACCCGTGTAAATATTCACGAAGGTCTTCAACGGTTTCGATCAACCAACCGGAACCTTTAGGTAGAGGTAATAAACGCATACTTTCTAAGTTAAAAGTGGGGAGCGCTTGGCTCCCCGTTCGTTAATCGTCAGAACTGGAGTAGCCACGCTCGTCGATTTCGTCCTCCGTAGGCGGTTGACAGAGTTCCTCAGCGATAGGAGTTTCCTCTTTCCACTTTTTCGGAACCATCTTGTTGTCGTCCTCGTCAAACGCAGGCTCGAAATTGTACGACGTGTCGGTACTTGCACCCGAACGGGTAACTTCCAGTACCATTTCGGTCAGCTCCTTACCGCGACGATCCCGAATGGCCTTGAGCTGGTTGGCGATGGTAGCACCGACCTTCCAAAGTTTTTCCACGGGTTTGTCATGGTTGAACTTTCCTTTCTCCTTGTTCCACGTACCGCGGTAATCGAGAACCTTGAACGCGGCACGCCACGTTTGTTTAACGCCCTGTGCGCAAAGAACGCAACGACGCTGGGTGTTCAACTGACACGGTACGACCGTGAACCGACCTCCCTTGTCACGAACACTGTGGGCGTCGTAGCAGTAGGGTTCATCCTGCAAAAACTGGATAATCGCGGATTCACCGTCTTTGAGGTAGAAGTCCCTCACTTGGTTTTCCATCGCATCTTTCTTCTCAGCGATTTCTGCTTGGCGACGTGCAACTGCACCCCAACCACTCGACTTGCGAGGACTTTCCTCACTCGTCCGGCTCCTACGCGGAGCACCGTCTCCTCTTGTGGGCATAGACTTAAAAATTTTTGGCATTGTATTGCCGGTTAACTAATATAGTTACATCGGACACGTAGTCCATTATGTATAAATATACAAAATATTTTTGATAAAACCAAACACCTAATTTTAGGGTGCTTTTTTCGGAATTATCTTCAAAGAAGCCCGTGCTCGAATACTGGGAGGTAACCACGGACGCTTCTTGTCGATTAGGAATTCAACGTCGAAATACTTATCGAAGTTTTCGTAGAACTCCTTTCTGAAAGCGTCTAAAATATAGCCTTTCGAATGCTCACGTGTATCAGATTCACTCCCAAACATAGGTAACTCGACATCTATGTTAAGTACTAACGGAGTGGGTTCGAGACAACCAAAGTCCATGTCAACACGGGGAGAAACTTCCATGACGTCGAAGAATTTTCCTGCGTCGATAAAAGGGTCTTTAGCAGTCATCTCACTTGGCGCCGGAGGGTCCAGCGAGGGAAAGTACTCCTCCGGAAAAGCATCACACGTAAGAGCATAAAGTTGTTCCTCCGTAGTATCATTATGAATCCGAGCAAAATGAACGGCATAATAATCCTTTACAGTATACCGTCCGGTAGTACCGTGTTTTATCTCAAAAGGTTCTGCAACAAAGATAGCGACATACCTAATAGCAGGAAAATTAGTCTTAATTTCTTGACCGAACTCCTCCAAATAACTTACGTCTACATCTCCGTCAATCCGATAAATTCGCAGATGGTCACTCGCTGAACTAAGAATAATCTTAGATCGAGAACGCTTAAACAGCATCGTTTCTCCGTTTTAATTCTCTCCACACTTTATCGCGCATCTCTATATAACCATCAATGTACATGGCCATATAAGTTGAGTACTCGGCATAATCCGTAGCGGCTTCGAAGCATCGTTTCCACACACCGCGGCGACGGCATTCACCGGGGTCCTTGGTTGTGTACGGAATTAACCGGACATCCGTATGCGGACTTATCAACCGATAGGCTATTTCAGTAGCACGTCTACCGGCTTCGTCATTATCGAATGCCAGAAATACCGTTGAAAACTTGGAGATTTTCTCCACCTGCCACGAACTGAGGTCAGCACCGAGAACAGCGGTAGCATTGTACCCGTGTTCATACAACCGCATGACATCCGAATACCCCTCGACTACTATCACGTAGTCAAAGCTCGTATCGTAGTTGTACAGATACTCCTTTTTATTGAATCCGGGATTATTCTGCACAATACGATCCGGAATTTGTTTACGGCGTTGATACCCTTTCAGAGAATCCTCCCAGTAAAACGGAATAATCATCCAACCATCGAGTGTTTCTCCGAGTTTGAAATGACGCAACGTAGATGGCTTGTACCCACGACTAAGGAAATACGTCGGGGGTTGCATCTTCCACACAATGTCGAGGTCGAATTCCGACTTGGCTTTCTTACTTTCGAGAATACCGGACAGATTGACCAGCTCTACCGCATCGAAGTAATTGACACCCAACTCCCGCGTCAGTAACCGGATGGCACTTCCCTTAGCCCCGCATGAAAAGCAATTACCTGTAAGGATGTTGTCTTCGAGAGCAAAACAATGATAAATAGGTACCTCAGCACAATAGACCGTCGAAAGAATCCCAGTAAAAATAACGCCTGTTACCCGATAGCGATTTCGAGTGTACTTCTTGTGAAAGGACATAAACCGTTCTCTTTGGTCTGACCGGAGGAAAAAAGAAGCGTCGAGATTCTTAGTATTAATAGTCATCTTATGAACAAGAGAACCGTCTTTAGAGTACCCCTTCCGGAATTGACTTTGTATCGAACTTGTTGAAACACCCAGCTTAAAAAAGGCTTGCCTACAAAACTCCAAGTCTTCGGCACGACTGGAATTAAGTATCAGTATTCCTTTCTCAGTTATACAACCATTCGTGGCGATGTATCCAGCCAAAAACCCACGAAGATATGAAAGATCAGCGGATAACAAAGGCAACTCTTTGAAAGAACCTCCGCCACGTACATCATAAATACGGATGTACCGTTCACCAGTACCTCTTACTTTAACACCACGATTCTCAGTGGCACTAAAGTAAGAAGCCAACTCCATCTTGTGTCCATGAAGATTAACCAAAGTTTTAATACGCTTTCGACTTCGATCAGTAGTTCCATCCCCAAAGACAATTCCATGCCTGATACCAGCGTAAGACTGCTCGGTCTCTTGAACATGGGCAAAATCTACGGACTGTAAATAATGACCCACTTTAAGTTCTGAAGTTGTTAAAGTTGACTTTACACCTTTAACAAACCATCTATGACCGCTTGTGGCACGAATAATCTTGGAAAGACCATCCTTTGTAAGATGTATCTCCCAAAGAAGTTGTTTCCCATATTCCTTAAAAGAGGCATCCACAAAAGTACCATTCGAAGTAAGAACCTTAACGGTTCTCCCGGATAAATCTTTTATCGAAAAGGTACCTTCACTGGTAGGAACACGAGTTTCCCCGGCGAAACAATGATAGGCTCCGATTTCGGGATTAAGAAAGAATGACATCCGACCACTGCCGTCAGTATGGTTCTCTCGAAACGGACACATACACCGTATCTGACCGTTGGCCATACGTGTAGGTTCGAAATCTTTGAGAACATCCAAGAGGTCCATGACTACTTTTTGGTTTTCTTGGTTATTTCGTCGAGGACCTCACGAGCACTTTCAATACTCTCCGAGAGTGCCTTAATACGTGTGGTGTTGCTATTCGTAGTGAGCACCTGCTTCTGCATCGTGGAATGAATACCGGGCAACATCTTGTGCAAGGTAGTAAGAACCTTGACTAAGGCAATATTATACCGCGTGTTGGCCACGACTGCATTATACAGGCGCAACACACCCAGTACCAGTACCGCAAACAAGAGCAGGAATACCCGCAGATATAAGTCGATACGGTCTCCACGAAACAGCGGTACAGTAACCCACGCAATAATAAGCGCGACACCAACCACGAGGGTTACAGCCAAGAGAATCTCGGCTACTGAAAAAGAATGCTTGTTTTCCATAACGGTACGATTAAGGGGATTTTCGCATGAAATTCTTCGACGAGCCGACCGATATTCGCATTCTCTTTCGTTTTTCGGTCGATGAAATGCTGGACTAATCCCTCGTCGGTGTATTTGACTTTTCCGGCGTCAACAACTTTCGGCGCACAACTGGCGCAGGAGGACATCTCGAACACCCACCGAATTTGAGGAAAGTCGGTACGCTGGCCAAGACAATACTTAAAGCCCTCGTACCAAAATACCTTGTCGTAGACCACCTTTTGAGTAAGCCACTTGTTTCCTAAGAAACGATAGGTGAAAAATTCACCTTTTTGGTCGATTAATTTAATTTCCATATCAGACAATCGAGACCTAATGACAGTCCCTTATTTATACGTTCCCAATTACACTGATGCTTGACACAAAAATCTCCGACACGTGTAGCGAAATAATAACGCTTGGCCTCGATAAATTTGTATGCCTCTTTCAGTGCTTCTTCAACAGTAGGATAACAATATCCAAGTAGATTTGCACCACTCTTAACCTCCGAGACAGAATAAAATTCTGGGTTGTTAATATCGTGATGCACGAGGAAGCTCCACCCAAACAGCGTAAAGCGACCCACGACAAACACCTCCGTATACTTCCGGCGACGTATTGAAATAACTCCGATACCACAGACCGCCTCATACTTAAAAGACTTCCGGTCTTGTGGAGGTAGGTTCGGTTTCAGCATCTTTAGGGGAAAGTTTTACGGACACATCCATTTTCTCCAAATTATTTTGGAACAAAAACAGTGTTCCGGGTGAGACACGACGACCCTTAACGATCTCGCAACCGATTTGATCGTAAAATTTCATGTCCGCATCTTGGAACATACGGATAGCAATATCAGAATCCTGCACGTAAGAACCCGAATAAGCGAAGTCATCCTGACCGGAAAGCGCATCGCGCGATCCCCCTTTACCAGTACCCCTGCGAAGCTGGGTAGTGTTGATGATAGGCACTTTGTTATTCTTGGACAATCGTTTCAGATTTCGGGTAATATGCGTGATCTTCTCCCAACCCTCCGGGATAGACGGCTCCATAAGATAAGAACCGTCCACGAATATCACGCACGGATTATACAGTCCGATATTGGTAGTCAGCTCGTCGATAGTTTCGCAACTGTAAATGATTCGAAGCGCCGACGGAGCGTCTTTGAGTTCATCCAGACCATGATAGTAGCGACTTTTCTCCCTTTCGGTGAGTTCACCCTTTTGGAACCGCTCATAAGGCAGGCGAAAATTAATACAGTCGAAACGTTCTTTCAGTTCATCCTCCCCAATCTCATTCGATACGAAAAGGATGTCGCCGACGGACATTCCCTCACTGCGTAATTTGAGCACCACCTCGTTGAGCTTCCTCGCAAGGTGAACGATCAGCCACGTGTTATGCGTAACCGTAAAATCCGCGAGACAGAACAGATGATCCCCGTCTATGGTAAACCCATAGTAGTCATCAACCACGTCTTTCTCAACCACGATTCCAGTGTGCAAGACATTTTTAACCTGCTTACGCGGAGTACATTTCTTTCGGGTAATACGAACCGGAATATCCTCAACCCCGTCACCTTGTATAACCATTCGGTGATAGGGAGTTCCGTCCACGTACTTGAGATTATGCGAGACATAGAATCCCAAGGTTCGACACAACAGCATAATGTCATCTGCGAGCGCGTCACTCTTTTGAGTTATTTCGATACAGTTATCAGTGGTGTACCCGTCAGTATCGACAAGACCAGCCAATAATCTGAGACGATTCTCAACAGAAGTAAAGATAAACTCCTTGGGGATATGTTTGAATCCCGGATTCGAAGAACCCCTTGTTTTGAGAAGATTCAACTCCCGCATCTTACGAGCAAGCGTTTTACAATTCTTCAACCGATACAATCCCGTATCAACATTCTGCAAATACCCTCCCATAGAGAGGGAGTACTTATGCAGGAACCTTATAATTGGTAAATCGTAAGAGGTCACCGTAAGTTCACGAGAGGTACCGTCTCCAAGCCATACACCCAAAAAATAGGGATCAAAGGGTAACTCACTCTCAGAAAAGGTCATACGAGGAGCTTTGTACCCCTTAGCCTCTTTTCGAAATTTAGCGGAGCGCCTGTAATACTCGGTAATGGAGACATTCTCAGTAACCCACGAAGTTTCTCTCCCCAAGTACACACGTTTACCGTCTACGGTTCTTCGCCGTGAGTAAACTTTGGGAACAGCCAAAGACAGTATGTGACTTTTGTTGACACGATAGTCCATACCTTTGACTTGACGAACCCAATACATCTGTTCACGACCACGCGCCAAGGACAATACTGTTCGAGGAGTTCCGTCGGGACCCATAAGTTTATCACCAACCACGATGTCTTCGACATTCTTAACCGAAAGATCGGCCATAAGAATAGGAGTGCCTTTACCAAGACATTTACCTAAACCAGCGCGTCCACCGATAGTGATAAGGTCGGTCTCCCGATAACCGTACAAAGTACTGTCCAGATCGGGTTCTCCCATACTCAGATACGTGACACCCTTTGTGCGCACACGATCTTCATACATTCGCTTACGTTTGTCGGTATCGTCGGAGTACAGGGAATCCTTGGTCTCCATCCCGTCGTTGGTAAGGGAGGAAACCAATTCGCGCAGGTCTTGGAGTTTTTCGAGAGGGTCCGCTTTAAGACCGCGGACCACTTTAGGCACTTCTTCGGAAATACGGGCGAAAATAAACCGTTTGCGGACTTGTTGCAGGTAGTAGGCAGGTCGGGCATCAACCGAGGAAATATCCACGTCGAATTTGTCACAGTACGCCTTAACACCGATGAACTCACCGCTCTCCTTATAGTAGTCGAGAATAAACCGATGCTGAACCACCTCGGAACCATCCAACCACCTCCGGTTGATCTGCGAGAGGACTTTCAAATCCCCCCGCTTGACCACCGATAACAACAGCTTTTCACCATCAGTCATAGAGCAAATTCTTTAAGCGTTTCTGAATAACGGTTTTTCGGTAATCGTTACCTCGAACCAATACCGAAATAACCGCTTCATTGAGCAGGGAACCGACATCCTCGGAGAACACCTTTCTCACGTTCTTAGGGTCAGTGTTGGACGTGATCCATACAGGTTTGTTCATCTGAACACGATACCGCAGGACACTCTCGATCACACGTTTCACCAAATCCGGCAACGGTAAGGGATTCCCGTCAGCATCGACATTCTTACCGAACTCGTCAATACCCAAGAAATCCACTCGGCAAAGCATGTTCTGAAAAGCGTCACGCTGTTCATCGGAATACCATGTCGCCGTAACGTGACTAACGATGTCATCCATAGAAAACACCCGACACCGATATTTCCTCTCGATGAAAGTAATGAACGCCGTATTCATAAGGTGGGACTTTCCTGTACCGTTGGCTCCCCATAAGTACAGGCCGACACCCTTACGGATCATTTCATCAGCTCTCTCGATGTAACGGACAACTGCATCCAGCGCATCGGCATCATTGGTAAATTCGTCTACGGTTTTGTTGTGCCATGCGCACTTGATACCGCAGTCCAAAAGATATTGTCGTTTCTTGTCCATCAGAATCCATCACTTTCAGTTTCGGCGTCACGCATGTAATCCTTACTACCGGACCCCTTTGTGAGTGCACCGAAAATATCGTCCTTAATGACAGCCACCGTCGTAAGTGTAGGAACACCTTTACGGCGATACGCCGAGAAGTTAAGCACACCCTCCACAAGTATCGCAAAGGTAGTGAATTTATCGTATGCCTTTAGCATGTTACTGGTCTGATAATACTCGACCTTGTTTCGAAAAAGATACGATTCACCGCCAGTGAACATCTCATAAAGAAATGTGAAAAACGTGGTAAAGTCGCTGGGGGTCATCTTGTCGATACCCCGGTCAATGAAAGTATTTATCTGCTCGGCGATATACCTGCCGCGACTGCGGCGCAATGCCGAACGGGGAGTTTCGAAAGTCTTAATCGCTTCCCGTAACTTGGCGATAGCGGCATCAGCCAGTGAGTTCTTAATGTCGAACGGAAAAAACCGCATACCACGAATCTCACCGACATAAATATGTCGTTCCTCGTCAAAGAAGATAAGACCTTCCTCATAAAGAGCATCCAGCGCATTGTCGATCTCGTCACCGCTCCACGAAGCGAAAAAGTCGGCGAGGTCATCCTGCAAATGTGCGAATACCGCATACTTGGTGTCATCCCCCTCCATTTTGTAGGGAACGACATTCGACAGTAACGCGAAATAAAGCAGACGCTTGAATTCGACGGTATCGCACACCGCATACTCTTTGCGAAGTCTCGTTAACCCATTCATTACTTACCGTCGAGTTCTTTCAGTTGAACCTCCAGCTCCTCGGTCACGATGGCATCGGCCTGTTCGATGGTGGTCTTAATCTGAACGATTTCCTCTTTGGTAGGTGAGATAGGGAGAGTAACCCCGACCGTGACTTTCGCACTCTCGTAGTTACCCATATTTTTAGTGAGTGATTTCTCGTAGTAGACCGTGCATCCGGAATCACGTAATTCCATAACAGGGTCAGTGGTTTTTTTAATTGCTGGCATATTTACTCCTTTCTTCGGCGAATAACCGATTTAACTCAACCCGCAACTCAGCGGGACACTTGACATTTCCCGGTATTTTGGCGATCAGCGGGGCGATTTTACGCACGAAATTAACCGGGTAATAGCGCACGTCGTCAATGTACAAAACCGCACCGGGAAGAATCTCTTGGCGTTCGTATCGTTTGATCGTGCAGACCGATTTTCCGACCATATAGGCAAAACCCGATACCGAGGTAACCTCGATAACTTGTCCGCCAACGGTCACCTTCTTACTCGGTTTCATGGAAACGTTTCTTGACTTTCACGGAAAACGCATACGATTCTTTCTGAACGTAGAGCTTGTTCAGCAGATCAACCGGAATCTTACCGGTCTGATAGAGACGTTCGATGACGTCTTCGCGTACCATCGTCACCGTTTCCAGACATTCGGTAAGATGATTTTTGCGGAGAATGTCCTCGGCTTCGGGAACCAATACCGAGGTCAGACGGAGGGTCTTGTGCAACTGGATTTCCTTGTCGGCATACGGGAGCGCAAACACCTTACTACCGGTAGGGGTCACACTTCCCAAGGTATCGACAGCGGATTCCAGAGGAACACGGATAGCCTTAACCTCTTTTTCGAGACCGGCTATTTGCTTCTTTTTGTTGTCGAATTCGAGAGCCTGCAATGCAAGCGCTTCCTCGTTACATGATTTTGGGGTAGGCATAGCAACTTTAGTTTTATACGAAAAAAGGGGAACAGATTCCGTTAAGAGTCCGTTCCCCTCGTTATTTGTTGGCGATGTCGCGGACTACTCCTCCAACAGTTTGATCTTGGTGTGGATGTCCTCGATAGGACCTTCAGTCTCGTCGTCGTAAGCGATGGTCACTTTACCGCGGCGGATGCTTGCGACCTCACCGGTGAACCATGCCTGATTGTCGTCGTCCCACCATACGGCGACGCGGTCACCGACCTCCAGTTCGTCGGGTTCAACGAGTTTGCCCTTGGGTTCTTTCGAAGCAGGCTCCTCCTCTTTCGTAGAGGTACGGCGCGACGACTTCTTAGCGGCGGATTTCTTCTCGACGGGAGCCAGTGCGGCGGCGATTTCACGGGCGATCTCCATGAGGTCAGTCGTATCGTCGTCCACGAATTTGCGGAACGCATCCTTGACGGCCTTTTCGTCGTACTCGTTCTCCCCGGCGAGAGCTTCGATCTTCTCGATGACTTTCTTCTCGTTCAGCGAACCGGAATCGAACTCCTCCAAGAGTTCTGCGACTTCCTTGGTGTAGAGCGGATCGCTTTCACTGAACGGCAGATCGTCACCCTCCTTTGCAGGAGCGGCCTCCCCGGCGACACCTTCCTGTACGTCGAGAATGAGGTTGCGGAGCTTCTTGTTCGTGTTCTTGCCCTCAGTGGCGTTCGGGTCGATACCGAGGTCCTTGCAGATACGGAGCAGTTCCTTGACCTCCATGTCCATCAGTTCCTCCTCGGTGTACGCCTTTTCAGCTTTGGCAGGAGCGGCCTCCTTTGCAGGAGCGGGCGTCGGCACAGGTTTCTTCGCAGGGGCGGGTTTTTCAGCGGGAGCGTCCTTGCCACCGCCGGACGTGGGAGTAAACTCGCCGAGGTTCATAACGGGCAGGTAGATTTTGCCGTCGTGCTGAATTGCGTCAACCTCGCAGTTAGCGGGGTACTGTGCTACAATAGTAGCGGTCGGATTGATTTTTCCAGTTACCATAATTAAATGTATTAATATTGTGAATAAGGTGTGTCCACTGTTTTTTCGTATCAGTGTAAAACAAATATAAGAATTAATTTTGAAAGTTCCAAATACCTAATTTTCAGCCGATTACATTAGCTGTTAAGAGTGACCACACAATGATCGCACCCATAAACGGTAAACAGTGACGTTCCGGGCATCACAGGCATGACCATGAACAGTTTCCCGGCAGGTTTGTATACCTGCATACGCACCATGACCGTCTCGTAATCATCGGGAGCAACCGAGAAAACACTCCCGACAGATTTCTTGTACAGCTCCTCGTACTTCGAGCGTTCCGTGTTTTTGTCAAAATCGTAGTTCATCAGATTAAATCTTTATTGGTTACTGCTTGGCAGGCACAGAGAACGCCAAGCCAAAAACAAACGAACGCCACAGCACCGAGGTAAACGGACATTCCGGTAGATATTTCTCCCGTAGCACCGAATGCGATAAAACCTCCTACCACCCAAAAGATGATAAAAGCGATAATGTTGCACAATCTTCTCATTACTGTCCATATTTACGGAACAATCGCCATCCCGTATAAGCGATTTCGGCGAAAAGTTTCCGGTGTAACAAATAGTCTGCATTTGTCGCGCGGGACGTAGCCTCGGCCTCGAAGCATGTGTTGGCACGTATGATCTGAGCCGTGAGGTTTCCCTCGTACTCACCGAGAGCTTTCAGTCGCGCCATACGCATCCACACACGCAGAAACTCCAAACCGTATACGATGGCCGGCACAAAGGGAACCAACCCCAGCAACCACGGAGTAGTAAACGCCGAAAGCGCGATAAGCGGCAGGCTGATAAACGTGTGCATCTCCCTCTGTTGAACCACATGGATTCGCTCATGGTTGAGAATAGGAATCGGGTCAGTCACATGCAAATCCCGGCGCACGAAAAAGAACGGATAGCATGCCCATGCGGGATAGTGGAGTTTCTTGACGAGAATAGGGAATCCGCTGAGGAAACCTCCCATCGCAAAATTGAAGAACGAAGCTACTTTGGCGACCCACTTGTAGTCGTACTCGGCGCCTCGGTTATCGACATAAGTTTCCCAAGCATCCTTACGGACGCCACGGCGTTGAAGCAACCGTCTCTCACGGCGCGTTGCGGGCAATTTAGTTCCCGGCGGAAGAATCTCTCTCATCATTATCGTCTTTATAGTTGTCTCTGAAAATGTCGATGCGCTCCAATGTCTCATAATGATTATGCAAGGCCAGTACAAACATTGCCGAAACCCCGTATAACCACAGAAAGCCGGGTGAATCAAACATCCGGGCAACAATTACCGGCATAGCGAACGCGACTACAAAAATAATCAATTTGCTTATCTCACGTAACATATTCTTAGTTTTGTTTGACAGTTCTGAATGCAGCCATACGAATACCCTCCAGTAATAGTTCGAACACGCATCCCGAAGTAAAAGAAATGACCCGAAATACCACGGCGAGGGGACCGAGGGTCAAAAAGGTGACAATTATAAGTAAAAGCCACCAAAAACCAGTGCGAAATTCTACACGAAAATCTTTGCTCATATTAAAAAATGTTTTGAATATTTCGCAGAGAAACCTTTCCGGCGTACTCCCCATTAATGGCGATGACTTTCTGCGCCGAGGTAAATACACCGTAGGCGAAAGCGCACTGATCCAACAAATAGATAGCGACCGGAAACTTTTTACCCTCATACTGCCGAGAGATACGACCGATAGCCTGTTCAGTATCTTTCAACGGTAAATGAACAATAAGGGTGTCGAGCCGGGGAATATCCAAGCCCTCTTTGGCAAGCTGAGTAACACCGAGAACCAATGGACATTCATCCTGCATGTACCGAACTTCCTCGTCAGTAAAAGAGTTGGTCTCGGAGATAACCAGCATGGGCTTATACGAAGCGAAATATTTGTACATCGCTTTGAGTATCTCCTTGCGTTTGGAGAGAAATAGAACGGTTCTTCCGGCATTGAGCGCCTCTTGGATAATACGGATAACTCTTTTACGGCGACCGCAATGTTCGCTGAGAAAACTCTCCAGCGTAGGAAAAGACATCTCAGTGGCACGCCTAACCGTGGAGGTCAGTTCCCGGTATTCGGTTTTATTGAGTAATCCGGAAGCGAAATCTGCCTCGACATCCTTACACTTGGTCGGATCAAAACTTATCGCCGAACGTGTTTCCTCATAGGGAATTTTATGGCGTTCCAAGTATTTCAGTATTGCCGTATGCGGACGATTCTTCGTAGTAACACCCTTAACCTCTACCATCGTATTAACGGAGTATACCTGCGGTTTGGCAAACTGATAGCGCATCTGAATATGTCCGCCAAAATGATACCGCAATATTCGATGAACGCCATCACCGCGGCGAAACGTAGCAGTAAGAGCCGTGCGATAATACGCGGGCAATTCATCCAGTATAGGCATGTAGGTGTCAGCACCGACACGATGCGCCTCATCCAAAATAACATGCCCGACATTCTGAACGAACTCCTCCGGTAACACACGGGCGGCGAACAAATCCATGACCACGATAGTAAAATCCCGGTCAAAAGGCAACTCCTTGGAATCCGAAGTAAGAATAACAATACTGGCGTCCGTAACTTCTTGGATAGCCTTGTTCCATTGACGCGCCAAGAAATACGTGGGGACCAAAACCAACGTCTGTCTCCCTAACGTATGCGCACGAAGAATAGCAGAGAATGTCTTACCATGTCCACAGGGCATCTCGATTAAAATACCGGAATCCTTATAGAAACCGGGATTCTTGTCGAAAAACTCCTGTTGATATTTACGCGGTTTACCGCGGAACTCATAGGAGGTCTTACGTCCTAAGATCATTCCGCGGTCAGTATCGGGCAACCCGAAATAATAACGGGGTAAAATGTATTTATCGCCGGACTTGCGAAGATAACAGATCGTAGGGTCTACCTTCTTATAGAAGCGACCTTTACGGAACCGGAGGATATTCTGGTACTCCGGATTCGGGAGCGTAAGCGTCTTCTGTATATCTTCGACGGTTGTGTCATGTTCGGCTATTTCATGTTCGGTAACGAGTAGATTGCTACAATAATCCATATTTCTTGGCGCGTTCGGTTACTACTTCCCAGTTAACAGTGTCCCAAATTTTATTGACGTAAGAATCCAGCGTGAGGTGATCCAAATACCATGCGTGTTCCCACAGGTCAACACACCACAGCGGTTTCCCTCTCCACGTAGGAGGGGTGTCCTCCCATAAAGGGTTGAGCAGATTCGGGGTCCACCTAAAATGTACACCACGCTGGTCATTGTGCATCATCCAAATGTAGCCCGAACCGATATTGATGCGGACTTGTGTCATAAACGCTTCCTGCATTTTTTCGGTGTCACCGAAATGTTTTTCGAGTAAAGCGCGGAACTCATCCGGTAAGAAAGAATCTTTGTTGAGTGCCTCGAAATAGAATAAATGGTTGTACACACCCGAAGCGTAATTGCGTACCCACACGTCACGCGACTGCATTAAGTTCTGCAACGTGTAGTCAGCAAAAATCAGAGATTCCTCTATCACACGAACACCCAACTTATTCACCTCGTCAATCCGGGAGTTAAGCCGGTTAACGTAACCAGCGAGATGTCCGTACCAATGCCGGTTAAGAGTTTCGACCGAAACCGATAGCATCTGTTCACCATGAAAGGGAGACCCTGATAAAGCGAATTTGTCTTCCGATTGAGTTAAGCGCTCACTAAACTCCAAACCAATATATTCACTCATAGCTTCGTGTGTTGCCGAGACCATCCATATCAGATGGATTCAAATTTACCCTTTATTATATATTACTATATATTTATGGTCCGACCTAAGCATCGAGGCTTAATCGTTTACCGGACCAACTTGGATAAATATACGAAAAAATTTTTAAACTTCCAAACACCTAAATTAGCATCATTATTTACCTAAAAATACTATTTGAAAGGAGATACCGACCGCTCTACCGAGGTCCAAAGTCTCAGTACCGATTGCGTCACGGTAGACAACCAAGTCCAAATTACCTTGATTCACCATTACAGTCGCTTCAATATACCCTTTATCCTTATTGGAACCATCCTCTAAGATATACGTTTTAGCACAAACTGTAACGCCGCGACCTGTTAAAGAGGTAGCTGATACCGTCTCCTTAATTTGGTTAAAATCTTCCGCAGAAAATTGTGGGCTTCCCGAAGTCCGAAGTATGCGATAAAGGACGGTATAGTCGCCGGAGATAGTCCCACTGGGTTTCCACCAAAAAGTGCCGTCAAAGAAAAACGTAACTCCGAATCTGTTCTTAGTAACAGTAAGTGTCCCATTAAGAGTTGCAGAATATGGGGTTGCTCCTGTGCTCGCATCAACCGAATAACGCGACTGCGCAAAAGCAGTATCAGCCACCTTATTGATGTTTCTTTGAATCTGAGCCATAAAAGGCAGCTCCGGAGGTAAGAAATTGTCCGCACGTTCCCAACCACCCTGTTCGGGGTCCACACTTACAATAGGTACTGCGACAACTTCCGCACCTTCGGGAACACCGAACCATTCTACGGCGTCAGGTTCACCTGTTGCTGTCCAAGAGCCATAACAGAATCCCCAGTCACTAATCACATAATGATCTGCGGCACTTTGAGAGGTTCCGTCATTGAAAACCGCTCCTGATATAAGGTGATCGGCTCCATCAGTATCATAGGTAACCAACTCTTTTTTAACCCAAATACCTGCACCGAACCAACCGTCCTCAACGTTCGTTTCAAGCTCGATAGTTATAGAGGGTCCATCATATAAGACAGTACCCGCAAGTTCTATATAACTGTACGTTATTTCCAGTGAAAAGGCAATACGATAGGACATTTTAGCTACTACCGGAAGATATTTCTCCTTTTGCTGGAACCGATAGTCGAATGCGGCTAATTGCCGGTTAATATCCGGAGCGGTAAAAAGATTCGGCGCACCGTGGAACACGGCACGAATTATTTTCTGAGACGCATTGAACAGCTTGTCTTTAATATTGTTCATACGAAATAGGGATTTAACAGTTTATGATAGTAGGGAGTGAGTCTACCGGAAAGATTCCACGTTATCTCAGCTTCCGAATAAAAGTTGATATACTCCAGTATAGCACCCTTGTTGTTTTCATCACCGATAAGGTATTCGCCGATTTCGGGAATTCCCCAGCCCTCGTCACTGACTATATACGGGTAACCGGCCTTTTTGCCCTCATACTCACTGACTACACCCTCATACGCGGCGATCTGTAAGTCCATGACTCCGTAATAAGGACTCTTGACCGAGATAGTCAGTTTGTTTTCCTGTTTAAGAATGTCGTTATTGTCTACGATATAGAACGTGGGTTTCGAATTATCGTCCACAATGTAGCCCTGCTCCAAAGAATTGGGAATCAACTGCTGGGATTTTTTCACCCATCCGGAGGTGTCGATAGTAACCTCCCCCATAGTAATTATGCTGACAAACAGCTCGACACCTACATAACTCCCTCGTAATGAGTTGAGTTTGTTGACATTGAGTAAGAGCTGTTGAAGCACCAGTAGAGGTAACTCGTAAGGGATTCTCTCGAAACCGAAGTCACCCAGTTTCTTAATAAGCCACGTTTTATTGTCGATCAGCGCATTATTCGTGGTCCGTAAAGCGTCATATACAAGGGATTCCTTGTACGCCTGCAAACGGTCGAGAACAGAAATTAACTTATAAGTTAACTCCTGCTCCTTAACCTCGGTTGGTATGAAGTCACTAAATCGCATTGAACCTACATGTTATAACGCTTTCGGACAATTTCTTGAAAATACTTCCTGCCGGCATGACGTAGCTCTGCATAGGAACCTCGGCATTACCGACAAGAGCCTTGAAACTTACACTCTGAACACCGGGAACAGAACTTCTGATAAGTACGTCCACCGACGTAAGATCGAAGCCGGAACCATAGTCAGCCTTAACCAACGGATTGGTGACATCTTGGATAATCTGTTTCACGTTACCCTCGATAACAGAGGTTTTATAACCGCGCAAATACACAATATCCAAGATAATGGCAGTGGCGACACCTTGAGTAGAAGCTACTCTGAGTAGATCAACATAGTTATTAGGAGTATACGTCGCCGAATATCCCATCATTAACCGAGGATTCAGAAAATCAGCGACTTGCACTTGTTCATCGGAGGATAAATCCTCATCACCCGACAGTGGAATAGCCTTGTACGAGAGAGTCTGACCACTGACCTCGACGTAGGACCTCTTTATAAAGGAAAGACTGTCCAAAAGTTTCTTGGTCACGGTCGTGTTAACAGCGGCTCCTTGAGTTCCGATCATCAACGGAGCCTTTTCACGGATAGACGTAAGGCTCTCAGCATAGGAACCACCGGTCCCGGCAGTCGTAACAGTTACCACAGTTACGGGTCTTTCGGCAAGGTCATCGCCGGACTTAACCTCCATAGTGGTAGGAAAGGCGAAGTCTTGGTTAGGGCCGTCGCAAGTACGATAGTCCACATGAATACCCTTACCGAGTTCGGGTTGAATTCCGAAACCGTCATGGCCGAAGTAGATGGAAACGGAACCATCCTCCTCCGGAAGCACCATAAAGTGCGTGCTGTCAGCACCCGAATTACCGAACGTCCCTACACGGGTATACTGGATATTGTCGATCTGAACAAAGATACTGTCTATGTCGATGTTCTTCTGCCGGAGAAAGATATTGTTTCCGTTGAACGTAATGTCCTCAGCGTTGAATTTTCCGGCATGCAGTTGTAACGTGGTAGTGGTAGCATCCGCAGGAACCTCGAATGCTTCATCGTTCGTAAAAGGTATGTCGCCGACTAAGATGGTCAAATCGCCACGTTGGTAAATGACAGGATTTCCGGCGGCGAAAGATACGCTGAACGTAGCCACACTTCCCTTACATAATACCGGGGTATACCCCAGTGCAGAAACCTGAGAAAATACGTTACTATATGACCGGGCTTTTCGAAGAATGCTCTCGTTGGCAAAGGCGTTGATATACCAAAAGTCCTTTTCAGAGAACAACCCGAATAGCTCTACCAAGAATTCACCGAAATCAGACTTACTCCGGTCAGTCCATTCGGGAAACAATGAATCAGCCAATAAGTGAGCCTTATCGACCATCTGTATCATGGTTGCGTTGGTCAACAGGTCATCCTCCGGGATGATAAGCAATTCGGAGTACCTCTTTAACTTTTGGAGTGTTCCAAGAGGTAATCCGGAAAAATACGCAACGAGGGATTCTTTGGTATCAGCCATATTATACAAATGTTACACCCTTTACCTCGGTTTTGTTTTCCTCCACAGAGGAATAGTCGATAAGCAAACGAATCTGCTTGTTGTCGTCGGCAGGGTCATATCCTACATCCACACTGTTGACCTTTAAGTCATTCGTGTATTTCTCGATTCCGTTTTTAAGTGTGGAGGTTATAAGCGCCCGGTTGATAAGGAAGAACGACGTAGGCCGTTGCTCCAGTGACCGGAAATTAAATCCGTAGTCAGCCGTATACACACGTAGCTTATCGAAAACGCAGTAAAACCAAATGTCATCCTGAGCTTTCGTTGAACCTGACGATAAAGCGAGTTTACCGTTGTCCATTTTGAATCTACATGTTAATCCACGCATACTACTCCACTTTTGCAGGTGTCGCCGGAGTTACCGTACACGCTCCGTTAGGAGCAGTAACCGTAATGTTGGCACTACTGATCTTGATGTCGCCGGATTTCACATAAATCTCGACTGCGTCAGAGACACACGTAGCCATATCTGCACATACCTGTTTGATTATCTCTTTGGGGTCGGCTTTCTCGTCACCATTAATAGCGGCTTCGGCGCGTTCGTTGAAGATAGCGACAAATCCGTTATAGATGTCCGAGTACAACTGTTGTTTATTGAGCGCCATACCTCAAAGTTTTACGGGTAAAATAAGTTTCTTTATCTCGTCGAGTTGGGTCTTCAAATCATTGAACACTTGAATAGTGTCCGGCATGAAGGGCTGAGGACCCAGCATCGTGTTAACTTTTGCTTTGAGCAGTTGCTCTACAAGGGCTATGCAGACGGATAATAACCGCTCAACCGTGTCATAACTCTCGGAGCTTGCTCCGGAAAGTGGATAAAATCCTATAATTATAGGCGAAAGGTACAAATCTTTTTCGTAAGTAACAAGCGCCATGAACTTGTCTTTGTTCTCACTCACCCATTGTGCAGAGGGTAAGGTAACCCCATTACCGACAACAGCCATAGGCGCAAGGAATTCCTCCCCGGTACGGATTTGCACACGGAGATAAGTACCATCCAGTTCACCGACTATTTTAGCGAATTCTATCATTACTTTATCATATCTAAGTTGGTCCATGTACCATCGGCGTCCCAAATGTGGGTCAGACCGCGCAAAAAGTAACCCTCGGTTTTTTCGGTAGAGCTGTACCTTAAAATACCGCGGACATTGTACACTCTTTGAGAGTGAATATCGAGGTCCTGATTACACCGGGCTTTAATTTTGATACCGAGAAACGCCTTGTCGAATACAGCTACACTCTCATCATAAGGTTTGGTAACCGCCTTATAATAGTAACGGGCAAACTGAGGACTTTCGGGTTCCCTACCACTACTCCACTCAATGTTGAACGGTCCAAGCCGGCGAATTCGATCAGCCAAGTCAGGGTCAGTTTCTTCGATATATTTTACCCGTTCCTCGTCAAAATGGTACATAGTGATGACTTTCTTACCATCAACCTCTGTAACCTCAGCAATAGTCTCCTCAAACTCACCAGTCTGTCTATTGAAGTACATAGCAGATCGCTTAACGGCATAAGCGGCATTAATATCTTCATCGACACTGACATTCCGGAGCAACCGTACACGATTCCAGTTAGGGTCGTCAAACATCTGCATCTCAGAACGTTCGGCACTATGAATGCCACTATTCTGAGGAACGTACAAGAACTGAATATCCGTGTTAAGAGTTTCTTTTAGCTTGGTGGTCTCGACGAAGTTGAAAGTTTCCTTACCATCAACAGTTTCAGTCCAGACAGAGCATCCATAATCATTACCGAGCTTATTGAGGAATGCCCAGTCAGACTGGTTGACCTGCCTGCGTATATTTTTGAGGTCGAACGTGGTTTTCGCCACTCTTTTAGGGAGGGAGAACTGACCCATGACCATACCGTCTTCCTCAACAATACCTTTAACAAGGTCAGCCAAAGATATAGACGTCCGCCCGCGTAAAAACTTTCGGGCATTCTTACCAGTATCGGGATAGGCGTAGTTGTAACCAGTGTCTTTACCCATCTGAGTAAATCCATACGACATGGCCTCAATGTCGATGGAAATGCGTCCGTTATCGGTAAATCGGGTTTTTATTCGAGTAATAGTAGCTCCACATACTTTACGCATACCGGAACCATCCGGCGTATAGTATCCACCAAAAAGGATCACCCACTGTCCGATAAAGAGCCGGTGAATGATAAGGTCGGCATTTTTGTCTATGGTAAAGCGCAGAAAATTAAGCAAACTTGCCTGCTCCTCGTACTCAACCGGATAGGCCGTATAGTATTCGATGTCCACATACCGGGAAGTACCTATGTTGGAAAGGGTCCCCCCTCTCTGACGGAAAGTGTCAGAATCAACGGGAACCTCTCCTTTCATGTAAAGCCTCAGTTTGAACTGAGGTTGTATAGGATTACTGCTCATCGGTTTACGATAGTATCTCGAATAATAACTTTTGGAAGTCGCAGAACATCTCCCATGCGCCAATCATCCGGATTACGCGGGGGATTATTGTCAGCAATGTATGTCCAGTTCTGCATCATGGTACTGCCGAACACTTTCGCGGCTATGGAATACAACGTTTCACCAGCCTTTACGACATACTCGTACCACTCCAACGTTACCGACGCATCCTTAATCGGGTAGTGTTGGACTTTGCCTCCGAGGTACTCCTCTTTGAGATTGTGGTAATTGTAGAATCCGTTGTTAATCATGGCTATTTAGCAAAAGGGTCCGACAATAAGTAGTGGTTTTTGAGAGTTTCAAACTCCATAATGCCCAACTCGACATTGATCTCAGCCCGTATAGGGGTTAAATCCTTGTCGAATAAGGTATAGTTGACCGGCGCCGACTTTACCACTCCCTCCAAAAATATAGGACCGAAGCTGAATACTGCTATTGCAGGTGGTCGGAATTGGTTAATAGGTATGACTCCGCCCTCTGCGAATTTAGGAGTCTCACCATCGACAGGTTCCGGATAGAGAAACGATTGAATGTACTCCACGGCATCGAGCACTCCCCGTTCGTGAACACGGGTGACACTCTTGGCGGTATTCATATCCCAATCAAAGTCAACCATCTTGGTATTTCGGGTAGGCACACCGAAAGTGGTTCCGAGAGCATCTTTAACCCTTTGGTTAAACTGTTCCTCCCGTGTCGATGGCGTACCGGGTAACGCTTTATTTTTAATGGATGCCGCAATAGCGTCTGCAAGAAAATAATCGACATGTGATCCCGGAGTATCATCCAGTTGCAGGGAGAACGACACGATACGCTCACCACCACCACTCCAAACGTAGTCATTGAACGATAGTCCGGCGTAGGGACGGGTTTCCCAGTTGGAGGTCTTAATGTCGCTCAACTGGGTCGGGTTAAACTGGAACGTGTACCCATTGTCAAACGTGAACTCTTTAAGCGAATCGGACTTGCGCACGATATAACCACGGTTCCACTTGGTCCGTGAGAAGTAGCTACCACTGGCAGAACCGGTAGCCGTATTGAACAGCGACCGGAACCTACGTTGTAATCCTCCTATTGCGTCATTGATAAGTGCCATAATCAGTCTTTACCTCGTCTTGCTTTCTCTTTATCCACCATTTCGTAGTACCAATCAGAGAGCATCCCCTTAATTGTTTGAGCCATGTCCTCGGCAAGCATTTCATCTCTACCTTCCTTACCGACCACATTAATCGTCACAGCGCCCTCTTTAATAGTGAGATACGTTCCCTCTCCGGGACGAGGACCTACTGGAAGTTGCACAAGGTTTGGAACCCCACGTCGATTTTCCCACTCAGATTGTTTCTTCCCGAAGTACTCGGATTTTTCACGCTCATACTTGGCTTCCTGTTCAGCTCTTGGAGTATAATTGAAATCAGAGTTCCAGTCCCACCAAGCCTTGTTAGCCTCATTCCAATCTTTGAGGAAGTTGTCAAAAAACCGTAAAGGTTTCAGCATACTACCCTCGATATTATCGGCGGTAAATCCGAAGAAAGAAGCAATCTTGGGATGCTTACGCACAAAAGAAGCGAATGAATCCAAAGAAGCATTCCAGAAGTACATGAAACCCTTTATAAGAGTACCCACAATGTTCACTGCGGAGAACAAAATGTTCTTAATGAGCAGGAAAGTATCTTTGATAAGGGTCCACGGAGCTTTTAGGAACTCTTTGAGAATACCTCCCTTACCAGCAGATTCGAAACCTATACTCAACAGTTTAAGTGCTCCTGTAAGTGCGATGATGGGACCTGTAATCCCTTTGGCATATTTTCCAAATCGAGTGAGAGTTCCCCCTAATGCGGATAGCTTAGTTTGCGATGAGGGGGTCATAAACATATTCTTGAGATACATCCAGCGACGGCCCCAAGAACCTCTACCGATACCCTGTTTTACAAGACTACCTTGTCGGCGACGGTTCACGATCATTCGGCCAGTACGCCATTTACCTCGGATAAAAGGAGCACGCAAACCTCCCGAAAGAGCTGTACTGTATGCCCATGCAGAAGCAATAGCTTTCTTAGAGATGACAAATACGGCTTTGAGCGCTTTATACGCGATAAGGAGTTTCAGAGTTGTCTTGATAGGTTCCTGATACTCACGGAAGAATTTCACGATGCGTTGCTTCCAAAATTCGAGCCATACGATAATAGAAGCAGTGGCATCCTTGTAATTATCGAGAACATCCTTTACCCCTCTAAAAGCATGTGCAGTAGTTCGTCCAAGCCATTGAACAAACTTACCTACTTGGCGTACAACCCATCCTAATACACGCCCAATCATATACCCGGCGCGTTTGATGTACTCCATGTACCCTTTAAGGCCGTCGGCGATACCACCGAAAGCCCTAACTACACTACCATACAGACTGTCCGGATTACGGGGGTCGCCCACGATGGATTTTAGGAATACCTTCCAGATCGTACTTATACGGCTGGTTTCGTCGGCGATAGTCTTGAAGTCGTTTTTGATAAGACTTTGCAGACCCTTATGCTCTTTGACGAATTTAAGGATGGCCTGTTGGCGCATTATGGTATTCGCCGGATATTTCTCGAAGTACCGAACAGATCGTTCCGTAAGGAGACCCATTTGTACAAGCGCAGACATATTCCCGCGAATACCATTCGAAATAGCACCAGCGAAATCGCTGAACTCAACGCCAAGAGCGTGAGCACTTTTGTTAACGAGGTCGAATTCCTTACGGGCGTCCAGACCGACAGCCATAAGGTCGTTAAGTCCTTTAAGTTGGTCCTTAACCGAGTAGCGAGTAGCACCTTTGATAATACGATCTTGTGCCTCAGAAATGGCCCGCATCGTATTCAGATAACCACCGAATCGAAGCGAATTGGACCTGAGCGTGTCCATGTACTCGGAGGAAGTCTTTTGCAACGCATAATAAGCTCCAGCAAGCGATAACGTGGCTCCCGTCAACCGGGTTAGCCGGGAAATCGTCTGCGTGGAAACAGCCAAACCGAAGTCGTATGTGAATTGCGGGTCTCCCCCTCGTAACTTAGCCATTTTTACTTTCCTCGCTCTCCTTGTTAATCAGCTTCAACTCCATGTTAAAGAACCATTCGCGTTCCTCCGAATCCATAAGCAGTAACTCGGAATATGGTTGCCGAAGCCGTTTCATCATTATGTAAATTTGTGACGCTAAATCATACCCCTCGTCATCGGTATCGTCATCGGGGATTTTAGGAAGAAAGAGAGTACCGTTCCGAATAGCCCAAAGACTAAACATCGGGTACTCTCTGATTATCGCCTTAAATTCCCCGGTATTTAACGTCATTCCGAGAAAAAAGAGGATGCCTCCATTGAGTAAGGTATCTCTCTTTGCTCGTCACATCCGCATCTGTCATAGTATGCGAACGGGAGGGTAGGCAGGTATTCCGTAAGGGCGGAACGAATCTTTTTGAGGTCCCGTCCGCACAGATATTCGTCGTAGAGTTTCATGCCATAGAACGTGTGGAACTCTACGGGGAGCGTATCGACGACCTTACCGTCAACCACCGAATCAATCTGCACCAAGCAGTCCTTGGCGATACGCCGCCAGAAACCGACCGAATCCGTAAAGAATCGCTCGTTTTTGATGGCGTCACGCAGTAAGGGCGGGCGAAACGTCATGCGGTTGTAATTCGTCAACAGAATCGACGCATATTCCGGTTTTTCGGTGACTTTACCGAGTGCGGGCGGTGTGAAACCGTCAGAGAGATCGACCACGATCTTGGTGTAGTCGGGTAACTCCTCCATAGCCTCCTTGGTCTCCTCGAAGAAGTCGATACGGTCGAGGTCGATGTCCGCACGTAACCGCTTGCCGCAATACTTGCAGACGACCTCCTGACGCGGAATGAAATTCTGCCACAGACGCCGGTGAATCTCCAGCAGGAGTGTATTCACATCCGCCAACGTAAGATTCTTGATCTCAGTGGGGATGGTGACCGCATTATCTTTGAGATACTGGCGGCGCACCTCCGCACCGATTTCAATGTCGCCGATACTTTTGATACCTACCGACAGAACGTTACCCTGCCACGTGTAGGGACGTTCCGAGAGTTTGGTTACGAAAACTTTCTCTGCTACACCATTGGTACGGAGTAATTCTACGGTTTTGATAGCGTCACCCGATGCGGTCTGTAAACCGATGGGTAAGTCAAAAATTAAACTGTCCATAATTCTATATAGTGTTAAAGTGTTTTCTATGCGCCGACGGGAACAATCTCCCAACCGTCACACATCGCCGTGTAGGAGACGGTGAACTTGTCCGAACCAGCGACGTCCAGCGTAGGCATTTTTACCGCCGTGAAACGGAATCCCTCGAATACGATGGTGAACACCTCTTGGCCGTGGTGCATCTTCACAGCAGTAGCCGGGAGTTTAAGCCCGGTTTCAATCATCGTACTGACGAGCGCCTCCATAGCACGGTCAGTGGCGTTACCCTGATACGTTCTCGTTAGGGTCATCTCGTCGTAACGGGTCAACTGGTCCGTGAAGTTGTAGACATGGTTACTTCCGGCATCGACCATCTCGACGTTACCGGACGATTTTCCCATGCCCTCCAGCGTCTCGAAAAGACCCTCCGAGAGAATTCCCGGTACTGGCAGGTTGAGATACCACCCGTTAACAACGTAGGCATCTTGGGGTTTTTGCATCTTTGCCATGTTTTACTCCTCCTCTAAAATTAAAATTCCGTCGTTGCGTTGCAGGTTGACAACGATGCTTTCGGTGCATTCCGTGGGAATCCACATGATAGTTACGTTGACAATCTTACGATCTTGCGACGCAGGGTTATTACTCTTGTCGCAGATGGCCTGATAAGCCTTTTCGAACGACACACTGTTTTCCAGAGCACCGACCTCGTATTCGGGCTTGAAGATACGCCGGCACTCGATGAGGATTTCCCGTTTGAGATCGGGCGTATTGGGTTTCTGTTCGGCGAACCGCATCCGTACCCGAAGCAGGCGCACGTAGTACGAAGTCTGTAACCGGACATGAATGCTTTGGTACAGCTTGTTCGACGAGTACGCGCGGGAGCTACCGATGTAGAAGCCCGTACCATCGACATATTGCAGAACGTTGCAGTAGAACTGCTGTACCAGTCGATTGATCTGCGGCTGGGTAAGATTCTTAACCGAGCAGTCCAGAACCGTCGTAAACAGCGAATCAATGCCGCCGGGCGGGATATGAATGCCGTCACCGTTTACATACGGCGTGCGCAGATAACCTGCACCGAGAATAGCTCCGATATTCGGAATCTCGATACGGTTACCGTCGGCGTCCAGAACCGTTACCCAGCCGGCGTATGCACCGGCCATGAAACTCTTGTCGTTCGATTTCAGTGCGGAGCAGTAAAGCTCGGCGAGTGCTTCCGAGAACGTGTTCGGGAACGTGATAACGCCGACAGGACTTTTCTGATCGTTGAGATATGCGTTGAGTTTCTTCTCGACGTTGAGCGAGTGGAACTCCGTATGCGCGATGATCTGAACGTCCACACCGTCGAAGCAGGAGAACTGATTACCGAAGTACTCCTCAGTAATCTCACCGCCATTGGAACCGGCGCTCAGCGTAGCGGACGGAGCCGTGGTGTCGAGTTTGCTGACCTGTCCCGTAACGGCGACCAGTGCGAAACCTTCCAGCGCGATATTGTTACCCTCGATGGATTTCACGACGCCGATCTTTTCGTATGCCTCCGAATACAGCGTATCACCAGCGGCGACACCCGTAGGTGCGGCACTACCTGTCAGCGTCGTAGCACCCTGATCTGCGGTAAACGTACCGATCGCTTTCAGACCATAGCGGGCATTACCCGTAGGTTCAGAGACAACGTCGATAACGGCGAACTTGCTGACTTGGAGAATTTGTTTTTGAATCTCGGCGAGCGTCGGCGCAGTATACGTCTCAACGGTGCCGTCGTATTCCACAGTAACCACGTAGTTACCCTCGACGGAAACCGAGTACGGGTAAACGGTTACTTTTACCTTGTTGTTAGCCCACGAACCGGGGTCTTCAACACCTCTGTACGCGGCGGTCGCGTTGAGTTCGAAAGCCGGTTTGTTTTCACCCGTGGAGTTGATAGTCCCCTTGGCGGCTTTGGCATCACTCGCGGCAACGCGGGCAATGTACAAGGTAGCGGGAGCTTCCCCGGCTTCGTCAAACAGATTCTTAACTACCGCCGGGCCATAGTAGTTCGAATTTTGACCTCCGAAAGTCTCATTGAACTCCTCCATATTGACTACCCGGATAGGCGTCAGTAACGCGCCACGGGTAAACATACCGAGCAGACCAATGTTTCTTTTTGCGGGGTCCTGAAAGGGGGAACCGCCGTTGGCGACACCCTCTTTTACGGAAGTACCTACATCTGCCATTGTTATTGAAATTAAAAGTTAATCGCTCCCTATAAGATCAGACCCAGTAAAATACCGATTGCGGTACACCCCGCACCGACACCCCACAGTGTCCGTCTGTTTCGTTTTTGTTGTTCACGCATGGATTCCTCCAGCGCGTTTATCGCGTCCTGTGAAGCCTCGAACTGGTCACTTTTAAGTTTAATGACCGATTCCTGCGCCTCAACAGTGTTGTAAAGAACCTTGTTCAGCGAATCCGCTATAAGTAACTGTTTTGCGTAGTTGAGATTGATTTTCTCATAGCTATGCATCTTATTCAGGCCGAGATTTATTTTTTGAAGCTGTACCGGGGTTATCACGATAACCGTGTCCGTTTGGTTCAGTATCAATTTCCTCGGATAGAAATTCTGAGAGGATGCGGATGTTATCGTCAATGCCACCATCCAAAATAGCAGAATTACCTTTGTCATAATCGCTGAGTATTTGTTGTACTTGCTTACGTAATTCGTCCTTATCGCGCTCCAATGACTGAGCAACCTGCTTGGCATTATCCACAACGACCACCAGCTTATTGATAGAATCCTGCAATTCAGTGATTCTGTCTTTGTACTTTTGCGCGTCGTGAGTAGCCTCCAAATAGGAACACCTTTGTGCATAATAGACACAAAGGGCTGAGAGAGCGAGAACGATTCCGAGAAAAAGGAACACCACTATTTTCTTATAATTAGTCATTGTCGAAATGGTCGTTTATTTTCTCGATTGCTTTTACTATTGAGTCCTCATACGCCCGATTGATTCGGTCGTCCTGCAACTCAACTACGTCCTCTTTGTTGTCTTGAAACAGCCACTCAATTAATACCGCCATGTAACCGCTCCCCATAAGAACGGTAAAATTCGCCTCGAAGTCGCGGTCCAACTTTTTCGGCGAGTATTGTCTGAACTTAATGTCCGGGAAGTCTTCCCGAAGCTGGTCGATGATGATGTCAGCACATTCATCCGACTTGGTTACTCCTTTCGTAGTCCATACCGAATAACCGCGGGCGTTGTTCCACGATGTACCGGTACCTACTGCGTCATTGTGCAGTGAAAGAAGCAGTTTCTTTTTGTCGGTCTTGACGTTCAGCGCATTTCTCTGACGTTTGGAAAGACCGATCTCATAGTCCGTGGTGTTGGTGAAATACACCTCGTAACCGATGGCACGCAGTTTAATTGCGATACTCCGGCAACGTTCACGGCTCCAAAGGTACTCCCGATGCGTTTTGTCGGGAGAACTTTTACCTGCAACCTCTTTACCGTGGGCAGGGTCCAGTACTATGCAGATACTTTTCATACTCCGAATAATCCTCGTAATGTAGCCCAAAAATCGTGACTGACTAAGCCGGAGAGGATAAACGATGCTCCGAGAATCGTCACGAGTGTAATCCGCGGATGCTCCAAAAAGAACACGAGCAGATTGAAAGAGTCTTTGCTTCTACGGACCGGACAACTTTCCTCGGCGACCGTAAGAGCACGCATTTTTTCCAGTATCTCGTCGAGTTTGGTATTGGTCTCAGTTAAGCTGTTGTTCATCCGCTCCTGATTTTGCTCCAATAACTCGCAACGCTCGTCGAATAATTCGGCGAGCAGTAGCAACTTGTTGTCCTGCGGGTCGGAACGGTTGCAAATGAGTTTCAGCTTCTCTGAGGTCATTACTTCACGATAAGACCTTTCATCACGGGAACTTCAGTCTCAGCAGAGACTTTAACGCTTTTACCGGGAAGCAGTACCACCAACTTTCCGTTGAGGTAAAGTTCCATACGGTAGCCACTGGCGTTACGCAGTGTTTTGGTCTTTACAATGTTTTCCTCCATAGTCTTAGCCATAGCACTTAATTTTTCTCAAAGATAATAAAAATATTCTCGTATCACCAAATCACCCAGTCAAATTTAACCGATAGGTTCGACATCCGCTTGGATAAGATCGGTGACAATCTGTTGTACGACATCGACCTCACGAGGTTCTACCACGTAAAGCCAAGCACGCAGAGTAAATTCGTAGTTGACCTCCAGTACTCCGTCAGTACGGGGAACATCCGTGGTCCGAATCGTGTAAGGAACCACATCACCCACCTCGTCACCGTCAATAACCGTCTTGTTAAAGATAAATTTTGGTTGAGCAATAAACCGAGACAGAAACAGATTCTTCAATGACTGGCTCTGAAAGTAATCTTTCGTAGCAATGCTTACGTCATACCGAAAATCCATCCAAATAGGACGCCTGTACAAGTATGCAGTAAGGTTGTCAGTAGACAATCCTCCGGCGTACTCCTTGAAATCAATCCACCAATCCTCAGCAAGTGTGGGTTGGTAGTCTTGAATGGCGATACATGGGTATACTTGGTTCTCCTGTTCCTCAACGTAGTCTTGCGCAGACTTGCGGGCAAACCGGGACCGGACAGAAATCTCAGAGCCAGTTGTGTGGTCTTTGACTTTGATTCCGGAGAACAGTTTGAAGAACTCCTCGTTTACCTGAGAGATTGAGGTCAGCATTTCTTGTAGTCGGCGTTCAGTTTTTTCAGAATCCACTTTATTGCGCCGTCATACACGAACAACGCCGCGAAAAACGATGTGATAAGGCTCTCGAACGTTTCCTCCGTAAACTCACGGAATACCCAGAAAAACAAAGCTCCGCAGATGAACGTTACAGCACGTTTCACCCACGTAGGAACCTTCCGGGGACCATTCAGATGATCCACTACTTTGATAGTAAAGTAGGATGCTGCGATAACGCAGAACATGTACCCCACTGAGAAAATGTCGAGCAGTTTTGCCAAAAGAGTTTCCATCACTTTCGTTTCTTTTTGAGGGACTTACGAGCACCGAAAAACTCGTCATAAGTTCCGTATTTCTTGGACGCCTTAGCGAGTTCTTCCGTGTACATGGATTTCAACCGGGATAACAGACCGCCACGCGGTGCACGTCGGGCAGGAGCCTCCGTGTGAAGCGTAGGATTGACCTCTTTCATAATTCGGTCGGTCTCTATGCGTGCAGACTGTTTAGCCGCGGCAATGGGATTCTTACGGGCGGCAGGAGTTTGCAGGAGAGCCTCAGTACCACCTTTGACACCGTACTCTTTGGCAACCCCTTGAAGTTTTCGGACAAACTCCTTCATTTCTTCTTGTTGTTTGTCGTAGTACTTCTGAATCTCGGCGTCGGAAACTTTTTCAGCACCGCGACTGATCTCCATATTTCTCATGTTTGGTTTCTTACCCCCACCACGTGAATACGCACGAACGGTATAAACTTTACCTTTCGTGCTTCTGCGTTTGTAGGACTTGACCGATACGTTACCCATTACCGTTCGTCTTAAAGAATTTCTGAATTCGTTTTTTGGCCTTTGGTTTGTAGTCCCGGAAAGTGTTTCGCCATACCGGACGCGCAGGAATATGTTTATCCTTTGTGCCGTATTCGTGTACCTTGGCGAGTTCCAAATTGGTAAGGGGACTATCCGTGCGCGGAGTGTCTTCCACCGAAACAAAAGTACCCTCCCGATAGATGGCATCCAGCATCACGCCACTGTCAATAAGCGGGGTTTCCCCCGATTTCTGCCGTAGTGTAGACGCCGACAAGTGAAACCCGTAGTAGTTTGTCTTGATGTTGCGAATGACCGTTTCCTTAAATTCCTCAGCGATTTCAGCACCGAGGTTATCCATATCCTTTTTGAATGCGGAGACTTTCGGCTTTTTGAACTTTGGGTTCTTCAAATATGACTTAGGAACTTTCCGCATATTTCGAGGAACCATAGAAGCCAGCCTAACAGCAGGGAACGCAGGAATCTTCATCGCCGGTCATCTTCCTCGACATACGTGGCGAACGGCTTGATGGGATTTTCCGGGTCCGTAGTCAATGGCGGCGTACCGTCACCGATTCCCCACTTTACCATTTCGGGTTGCCCCGTTTTGGGGCAGATTTTTGCTTTACCGTTTCCGTCTTTCATGTTTAGTATTCGTTATTCGGGTAGAAACCCTGCGGAGCGCCAAATTGGTTACTGGTGCTACGGTCGGGAATGTTCCCTACTTGTTGATACGCGGCGAGAACCTCGTTCTCCTCACGAATAGGAGTTGCTGGAGTTCGTTCCCGTACAATCACTCGCTGTAATTCGGGGTAACGCGGAATGACACTGTTTGCGGTGGCTGGAGATTTCTTTTTCATGGGGCTACCAGTTTTTAGGGATCATCTCACTCGCACCGAGGGCTTTCGCACGTTTTACAATCCAGCGTTTGACTATTTCGGGATTCTTAGCGCGGCCATACGACGAAATAGCATTGGCCAAATCACGCTTACTTGCAATCGGATAAGAACCGTCGGGGAGAGCCTCCCCTTTCGACGAGAGTTTGTCACGCTGTTTTTCAGAAAAGTCCTTGGCGCCGCGCAGAGTGGAAACTTTATCCTTTCGGTTATGCTTCCGTACAACGGACACCTTATTACGCCCCTTTCGCTTGTGTGTTTTTACTGTTGTCATTATGCTTTGAGGTCGTCTTTGACAAAAATCTGAATACCTACGCAACTGTCATACAATGGCTCCAAATATTCGATCTTCTCAACAACTTGCGTATGTCCGGCAAAGTGTACTTTGGTCTTGTTCCAGTCCAACTTAAACGTTCCCAGTACAGGGACAAGCTGGAGCGGCGACAGGTACACGATCCCGTTTACTTCTTTGGGAAGCCCGTATTTTTCACGGGTACGCAACGGAATTTCACGCTCATAAAGGGCCTGAAACTCGTAAAACCGGGAACTTCTTGGAGAGCTACCGACAAATTCTTCGATTGAAAACCCTTCCGAGGTCGGGTCCTCTACCGTAACGATTTCGAGTGAAATCTTATACGGGGTCTGCTTCAATTTGTTATAAAATATAGCCCGGTATTGTTGGAATTTACCTTTGGTAAGAAGCATATCCTACGGAACTCTTGAGAGTATACCTCTTGACAGCGGGGAAAGGCTGAATGGATAGCTGTCGTAGTATGCTCTGAAATCCAATTCGCGCGTAAGCTGAATATAGCCCGGAATAACGTTGTCTTTACGCAGTGAGTAATCACCGAAAGTATCTTCCAGTAAACTCCGCAGGTACAGCATAAGCCGATACCAAAACGAATAACGGTCGCCCCAAACATTGTCGGAACCGACCCGATTGAAATCTTCATAGAAATACCCTTGCGTAGCGTCTTCCGTAATTGAGAATACTGAGCCAATCTGAACCGTGGTCGATAAGGGAGTGCCGTTTGTAGCAGAGCCAGTATAGTCAGAGCCATCAGTAAAAGACTGGCCGATTGCACTTGCGGCGTTCTCATACACCCGTCGTTTATCGACGAGAAAATATGATACCCAAATTGCCATGTGGCGTTCAGAGGGGCGGATAAGTTTACCTATGGTCTCGTCGGTAAGCTCCACGTTCTTAATGTCGAGAACACGGAAATAGTACCAACGGATCATCTCTTTTATCTCGATGTCGGAAAAGAAATACCTACGGAATACCGTAAGGTCCGTATCTAAGCTACGACCGGAAACTTTGACTAACGAAATGGACGGCTCGTCACCTTTGAAATATGGCGTGTACGCCACTACAACTCCTCGTTCGATAAAGGCGTCCATCAGATCATTCAGAGTAATGTACTCCGTGAAATAGAAACGTTCGCCTTTGATGGTACTGTCTTTTTTGCGGATTTCGAGATAGCCACCGGCTTCAACAGCCAATGCGCCGTCAGCAGTCACTCTCGTAAGCACCGTAGGGTCTGATGTACCGGGGAGCATACCGACCCCCGAATCATAGTCACTGTCTGCGTATACAGATGCCGCGTCACCTCCGTCAATTATTACGTCTCCCGGAATGGGTTCACCTTCGGTATAGTCGGAACCGGCGTCGCCACCATCTATAACGCGCGTCACCCGGTTCGGATTTACCGCCGGGGGCACAATGTCAATGACATACCCTTCTTGCGCCTTAATAGCGAAAGCGGGAATTATGAAGCGGTCGAAAGTTAACTCCCGAACCGCTGTCATAATTTCGTTCAAAGTTACCTTAGTGGTAGGCATAGATTTTACATTCTGTATGCCCTCTGACTGTTGTTCAGAATTGCCGCAACGTCAGCGGGCACATCGACTTCTTTTCCTTTGGGGAAGTTGTAGGCAACCCCGGCGATGATACAGTCCACCTCCTCGATGCAGTGGATGCGGACCTTCTTTACCGCGGCTTTGACCTGCGCGGCAGGAGCGGCTTTCTCCTCTTTTTGGATTTCTTCTTTTTCTACGGGAGTTTCAGCAGGGATGATGACACCCTCCTGCTCCTCAACTTCGGATGCGATTCTTTTTGCCATGATATAAGATTTGAAAGGTTAAGGGAAGACCCCCACCGCTTACGCGGTGAGAGCCTTGACGATGTTTTTCTCCTCGATGATACCGGTTCCCCAAATACCATACCAGCCCAGCGTATGCTTACGACCAAGCTCCACGACACCGTCGTCACGAAGCTCAACGTCGAGAGCGATAGCCCAAGCGTAGGCATTTTCACCGAAGAACACGGCCTCGTAGCCAGTCGTAATCGTAGCGCCGCTACCATACTTTTTCTGAATACCGGCGGCATCCAGTACGGGCATCTGCGTCGTTTCCACGAAAATCGTACCTTCGTACATACCGACCTCACCGATGTAAAGCTGACGGCGACCCATATAAGTATTGGCGTTGATCCAATTCGGGTCGTCACGCATCGTGCGAAGCTGGTGCGGGTGGGCGATACAAACGTAATAGTCGCCGTTGATCCGGGGAGCGTTGTTCGTAGCGAGCGTCTCGACAGCATCCTTAACCGTAGTGGTGTTGAAATAGTCCGTAGCCGTAACCGTAGCGAGCGACTTCTTACCATTGCCGTATACGACGTTGGTAGTCTTGAGCACGGTGTCACGGAACTGTCCGTCGAGGACGATAGCCATGTTATTGGCAAGTAATTTCGAAGCGTCGCCGAGTACATCCAGTAAAGAGGTGCGGAGCAGGTATTCGGTCACCTGCGTCGAGTTGCCCTGTTCTTTAACCGGGACCACAATCTCGGACGTAGACATAGCTTCCGGCGTGAGAACATCGGTCTCTTCGAGAGAACCGCCGCCTTTCAGATTGCCGTACTTAACGAAAACGATGGATTTGCCGCGGATTGCTTGCAGGTCACGTTTGACCTTGGCGAATTGCAGGAAGCGGAGACGGGGCTGAGCCTGAAACAGAACCTCGCGCGAATAGAAATCACGCACTGCTTCCGGAATGGCGACATAGCCACCCGTAGTAGCACCGGCTGAGGTCGTTTCACCGAAAGCAAAACCCGTCAGAGCGATGAGCGAGAACGCTACGATAGCGATAATAAAAGATAACATTTTTAATAAGGTTTAGACGTTTTTACTACTTATTCCCGAATTCAGCTTCCAACTGGTGCAGGAGTTGTTCGCGTTTCTGCTGGAACTCGTCCATAGTCATCTGCTTGAAATTGGGACCTTGTGAAACTTCCGGGACGGCACGAGACGGAACTTCCGGCATTGCCGATGCGGGCGTAGCAGGTGTTGCCGGTACAGGCGCGGGAGCAGGCGTCGAATCTACGGCACCGGCCATTTCGGCCATCTTCTTAGCGATGAGCGGGTCCGTAACCTTGGTAGGCTGGGCACCCGGAATCATCACCGGAGAATTGTACTTGGCACGAAGCTCGATACTGTCTCTGAGAGACTTTTCGAGTTCCTCCTTGCTGTTACCCTTGACAAGTTCGGGAATACACGTTGCCTCGTTGTCACGGATGAGACGCTCCCGGTACTGATTGAGGTCGTTGACGCGCTGTTGCTCGGTAGCCGAGAGAACGGGTTGGATAACTTCACCAATCGTCTCTTTGAGGTCGTCCCGCGTAACGAATTTCTGCTCCATAGCCGACAACAGGGCGTTCAGATCGAAGGGAGCGGACGACTGAACGACATTTGCGGCTTTAAGAGTTTCGATCTGGTTACGCAGGGTCTCAAAAGTCGAGTGCAGTTTTGATTTCTCGGCTTGAGCGACGGCGACTCTGAACGCCATCAGTTCGGGAGTATCTTTAACCACATAAGTTTGGCCATTCAGTTCGATACTCTCCGGAATTGCTACGGTTGTTTTTTCTTGCGGATTCATACGGTGATTTCTACGATTTTGGAGTAATACAGTTTTCTGATGTTACTTAATGAGGTTGTTTTTGAGCACCTCTGCGCCGTTACCTTTTACGGTAGCCTGCGTCATTTGCTCACGGCTTACAAGCGCCGATTCGGGAGTACCCGGATTGACGAACTTGGGGCCGACGAGAGGCTGTTTGGTCTGCCCGATGTCGTGCAGTGCCTCCGGATTCGATTTGTCGAGAGTTTGTAACCCTGCCATAATACGAAAGTTTTAGTTAGACGAAAAAGAATTTATACTGATAGCCTGTCCAAAAGTAAGCAGTTTTTCTGAAAAATCAAAATTTCAGCTTATTCGGCAGGATTAGGATTCAATTCGGGTTCCTCGATAGCACCGGGATTGTCCTCCGGATTGATGCCGGGTTGTGGAGGAACACCACCGAGCGACTCTTGAAGTTTTGCTTGAAGTAACGCTTGGTGAAGCGTATCATCATCAATCTGTTCCATAAGCGCGTCGATGTTCTGTTTACCCATACGCTCCATGATCTCTTTACGGGAACCGAGTTTGAGACGAAGCTCGATTTCGGCACGATTGAGTTCATCCATGCGGTCTTTCGGGAAACCATAAGCAAAGACGGGAACAATGCGCATCTCCGAACGGAACCGGGGAGCCAACTTACGCAGTTTTTTAAGGCGTTCGTTTTTCGGGTCCTCGATTTCCA